AAGTCATAGCGATGTTTAAAATTAATTAGATCCATTTAATACCTTCTCAATAGCGATTAAAGTTTCGTAAGGAATCCATGCTGGGTCCTCATCAGCAAATTGGACCTGAACTTCTCTAACTTTTTGTTCCAGAAATTTTGAGTATATTACACGTGTATTTTTCACGTAAGAAATGGGATTATTCATTGCAGTTATCCTCAAATTCGAACCATTCATATATAGAATTCATCGCAGCATCAACCACACAATCAACTACAGCATCTTGGTGTGGATTCTCTACGTGTTTATGAGCACGGGAATATCCATACCTGACACCTTCTTCCAGTGCCATTTCCAATACCTTACGGAAGTTGGGTTTCATATCAATAAGGAAGAGATTTCAGACCATCCAGAACTTCCTGAAAGCGTTCGGCACGACTTTTATGGTGCTCTACATTTTCTTCAAGCACACCAACAATATCGTCCAAGACAACATCCAGAGACGCATCAGTATCAAAGTATTGTTGGATTGCTTCGGCAAGATACCGCCGCCGACTCCATTCCATACTATAGGGTTTGTAGTCCATAATAATGGGTGTATATGGGTGTATTATAGGGTATCTAGGTCTGGTTGTCAAGATCTAAACATTTCTCAAACTTATCTCTCAACTCATTGAGTTTAACTTGATGTTGAAACTCCATAATATGATCCTTTATTTCTTTCTCAACATCGGTCAGTTCTAAACGATACTTGAGTTTAATATCAACAAGACGCACCATTTCCATATAGAATTCTGTGCCCTTATGAATAAACTCCTCGTATTTCAATCTCTTGTTCTCCAATCAGTCTCATCGTCATCACGCTTAAACCAATCGTGAAGTTCATCAGGACTATCAAATCCTCTTCTACCAAATCTTTCGTGACCCAGACCACCAATATCCATTGAGTTCAGGAAGTCATCCATCTCATCCATATCAGGATTTTCTGCTCTTCTTCTTGCCTGACGAAGTATTGTAGCAGCAGAACGATTTGCTTTCGCAAGTTTCTCTGCCCAAATCATATCTTCCAAACTCACTTCTTCGTGAAGTACAATCTTCTCACAGATTGCTTCCAACCGAAGACGATATTGTGTAGACAACATATCTTTCTCCAGATATAGGGTTATTTATTTTTCATTTCGTCCATTAACTCTTTTGCGAGTTTCATAGAACGACGCCACATTAGATATTTTACCACAGGATTACGTGGATTGTTCAACAACCACCACTTCTGCTTCTCATAGTTAGACTTTGCTAACTTAAGCACATAATAAAAAGCAGCAGCGACACTTTCATCCGTTGCGATGAAGTATGCCACTACTGCGAATACGATAAACCAAGCGTAATAAGTCATCATCTAGGTCTCATAGTTTTATTATTTAACCAAGAAATTGATCCAGACTGGAGACCGATACGCCTTTTGCGGACTTTTGAATGTAGGTTTTGGCGGACTTGTAATTGTTTGCTAGATGAACCTGCTGTCCGTTATGAATAATCATAAATTTTTTACCAAATGGAACAGCAGCCCACATTCCATCTTTAGTTATATAACCTTGTGGATCTGATGGTTTTGGATTTAAGATTCCTGGACGGTCAACAAAGGGTTTTTGAAAATGTTCAGTCATCCGAATACCGCAGTCACACCAACAACTTTAGCACTTGGGTTACGTGCCAGAGCAGTCCGCTTGGCATCATCATAATCACGTGCCTCAACGATCTCATCAAAGACTTTACCGGCGACATAGAGTTGAACTTTGCAACGCATTGGGGGATTCCTCCTTGTGTATGAGTATTATAGCAGATTAGATGGATTTTAGGAAGGAGAGGTCAAAATCTTCAGATTCTCTAAAGTAATCCTTTGTTTCCAGAGCACCCTCCAGTAAATTGTATCCAGTTAGAAAGAAATCGGATAGATCTGGATCGGCACTGGCAGTCATAACAGCACCGGTGTCTTTGAAGTTGTAAAGTTTTGACGATGGTATACAACACATTTTACCTTTTTTTACATCGGTAATAATGAAATAATTTGCCAATTTATCATCATAATCTTTTGCGGCACGACGATTTTTAAGAATCATCCCACGAACTGCCATTTGTGATTTATTTAAAAATTGAGTAATCTTTGACTCATAGGTTGTGTTGTTTGGACCAATTAAATCAACACCAGGAAGATTAACTCGGGTAAGCAGTCCATTGCTATATTCAGCAAGTGCTTTCTCCACAAGTTCTCCTGCTTTTGGATATCTTAGGTTATTATCGGTATAACCTCTGATTGACATCAGAAGTTTAGAGAAACGTTCTAGTTGAAAAGTAGTAAAATCAATCATCGGCGGACCACTGAGATGGCAGGTTGACCCTGACGGAAAACGGTGTCTACGACCGCCTGAACGCTCTTGGCGGTGCTGATGCCCACCTTGTCATAAATGGGCACACAGACCAGTCCAAAGGTCTTCTGGGTGCCTCCCAGACGGATCACCCGCCCGATGCTCTGAGAGATACCAATGTAGTCCATATTCCGCATAAACAGAACTGCTTCCAGACCCTGAACATTGATTCCTTCAGACAGAATGCTGTGATGAAGAACCACAAACTTCTTGGAGGAGTCTTTGCCCCAGGCATTCAGAGTGTCAAAGAACACCTCACGGTTGACCTTCTGACCATCAATCACAGCACCAGTCTTGGCAGTAATATACATCCAAGAATAACCACGCTCCTTGAGGTCAGAGCAGAAGTCAGACTGTGAAACAAGGTTGACGATTTGTTTGGTGGAACGAGCACAGATCAGGATTTTGTCCAGACCATTATCATCAATAGTCTCCAGTAGGTTAGCAGAGTCACGGTCAGCAATCATCTGCTTGTCCTGAACCATCTCCAGTTGCTTGACCACAACTTTAGGGGGCAGGATGTAACCTTGCTCCACCAGTTCAGGGGCAGGAACATTACAGATGACCTGACCATAAACCTCTGGCATATTCATACCAGGTTTAGAAATAGTGACAGAATGCTTAGGAGTAGCAGTGAAGAAATAGCAGCGGTCAGCAACAGCAGAGAAGTGCTCCGTAGCAGGGAAAAAGTTACGCTGAACAGAGTTGTGTGCCTCATCAAAGTAGATGGTATCAACGTGAATATCTGCTTGCTGAAGACGCTGAAGAGAATTATAAGTAGTGAAGATTAGTTTGTGACCTTGAGTTGCTTCTACCCAAGTACGAATCACATTGGGACGAGTGCTGCTGAAGTGGTGAGTCTCACCACTGTGACAATGGAGAACTTGTGCGTTTGTGATAAACTCAAGAAACTCACTGGACAACTGCTCTGCCAGGATGATGCGCGGGCAGCAGACTACAATCGTCTGAGGAATATCTTTCAGAAACTGACGGATGGCATCAAAGATCATCGTGGGGGTCTTGCCAGCGCCAGTCGGCATGATCAGTTGACCGAGTTGATACTGTTCCATAGCATCAAGACCACGTTGCTGGTGAGGTCGGAGTTCAAACACAGGTCTCATCGCGTATGAAACTATTATAGCAGAAAACCGCCCCTGGTGCGACCCAGTGGACGGTTCTTAAAGTGTCTTAGACTCTGATCTTCAACCCAGACAAAGGTAGTCTAGTGGTATTTAAGGATTATGTCAAGCATAGAAATCATTCCAAGCAGATCCATCATAACCTTGATGTTTGCCAGTGCTGGAGTTAAATATAATCGCACCAGCGGCAACAGATGCTGGGGTAATTGCGTTTCTTTGTGCTGTTGTAAGAACTGGGGGATAGAATACACCTCTTAACGATGCTGTAAGATTCGCAAAACGTAAGTCAATTGGACCAATAGGAAGATCAGAGTTAATACCAACGGCACCGATTCCACGAATAATCAGATTATTATTGTAGATATTTGCTTGACCAAAGACTTGAAGAGCACCAGCATTCAAAGTACCATTCGCTGGATCATTAATTTGTCCTAATGGAGCCGTGGTTCCGATACCGACCTTTTCAGTAATACCTACAGTTCCACCCACATAAAGTCTTGGGTCAAAATTAGGACTTGTGGTAAGAATACCAATTCTGCTAAAGAAACCAGTTTGTCCTCTTGCGTCCAAACCAACAGCTGGAGTTGTAAGTCCAATACCGACTGAAGAAACACCAGTTACATTCAGTTGAGAAAGTGTGGTAATACCCGATGTATTGTTGAGATTGACATTCGCAAGAACACCGCCAGAACCACCTAGAACTGCTTTGTTAGCACCAGAACCAACTGTAAGAGTATTAGGAATCTCAACGTTTCCACCAAAGAAAGCATTTCCAGTGACTGTAGAGGTTCCTACAACGTGTAAGGTATTGTCTGGATTTGTTTTAGCAATACCCAATCTACCGCCGTAAGTTAAGGTCATTAACTCAGCATTAGTCTGACCATAGATCCAGTTAAAGTTCCCTGTTCCTACACCAGCACCACCAGCGTGAATATGTTGATTAAATGCTCCAGTGGATCTGTTCAGAACATCAAAAGTCCCTTGTGAGTTACCAAATCTTAGGACAGTAGAACTATTTCCAAGACCTACAGATTGACCAATACTGATTCTTGATTCACCGGTGTTGCTTAAGACTTCAACTGTTGTGGTTCCATCCTTACGAACTTGAATTTCTGATGTGGGATTTGCTGTTCCCACTCCAATTAAACCAGCACCAGTTGCTGTGAATCCAGTTCCGCCAGTTCCAACATTTAGAGTATTAGCAATTGTAGTAACACCAATTGGAGACTGAATAACTTCAATCGTATCTGTTACAATTCTCGTAGCCGTAATAACACCAACATTAATATTTGGTGTGCCTGTCAGTGAAGAAGCACTTTGAGCAGTTCCAGTTACGTTTCCAGTTACGTTTCCAGTAACTGATCCAATGAATCCACCAGTCGCAGTGATGATTCCAGAGACACTGATATTTGCTGGAAGTTTGGCATTATCAATGGTTGGAAGGACCGTATTAAGAATCGTTCCGTTTGTAATATTGTCAGCATTTAAGTTGGTTATATTTGTTCCAAAACCAGCAAAAGCGTATGCTGTAACGACTCCAGATGCCCTTATATCGCCCGTTGAGTTGAATCCAACTCCTCTACCACTGCTTGGATTCGCACCCACCTGGAAGGTGCTACGGGGATCTGTGGTAGCGATACCAACGTTACCTGCGGCATAAATTGAAGTAAAACCAAGACCTACATCAATATCAACCCATTGTGATGTTGGAAGATTAGAAAGAGTCGCACCATTACCATAAAAAGCAGTGGCTGTAATGATGCCACTGCTTGCCGAAGCACTGATATTATTACCAACTCTAAGTTCTGTGGTTGTTGATACACCAGTTACAAAAAGATTTCTAGAAGTAACAAGTCCTACCGAACGAATATTTCCATTTACATCTAATCTTTCGGTTGGAACTGTGCTACCAATTCCAACCTGACCACCACGAACGACTAGATCGTCATCATCAACTTGAACTCCATCCCTAAAGTTAAAAGTCTTTCTAATATTAGACATCTTGGTTTTTTAGTTATTTATCGTTCAGTTTTTGCTGAAGGTCATCAACTTTATGTGATAACTCTTTAATCGCTTCAATCAGAAGTGGAGTGATCTTTTCATACTGAACTGCCTTGAAACCATTCTCTCTAGTCGTCACAATCTCAGGAAGAACTTTTTCAATTTCTTGTGCGATGACACCAATGTCTTTACCAGTATGTGAGGACTGATCATTCCAATCAAAACTGTTTCCACTGAGGGAGAGAACCTTTGCCAGTGGATCTTCAATTGGAGTGATGTTGTCTTTCAGTCTTTCATCAGAACTGAAGAATGCGGTAATATCATCAGTGACGCTCAGAATGCCAGTGATAACCGTGTTGTCATTGATGTTCAGTTGTCCACCATTGCTATCCAGAGTCAGTTGTCCAGTTGAAGTGTCAATTGTATTGTCATTAGCAACACCAATTCTAATATTGTCAATCGTGGCACCACCGTTAGCGTCAACGAGATTATTAAATGTGGTGACACCAGTGATCGTTATACCTTGAGAGACACCAAATGTTCCTGCTACAGAAACATTTCCACCAACATTCAGATTCTTCTCAAGTCCAAGTCCACCATCAACAATCAGAGCACCACTATCTTTGCTGGTTGATTGTGTTGTATTGGTGATCTCAACGGTGTTATTAACCTTCAGAGTTCCGTTAATGATGGTGTCATCGTTAATTTTAATTTCCTTATTGAATGTAACAGGACCATCAAACTGTGACAGAACTGTTCCAGAGTTTCCACCTTCAACAATCAGTCTTTCTTTAATGACAACTTCATCAAATACAACAGACAATCTTGAAGGATCTTGTCCTGTAATTGTTGGTGTTGGAATATCAAATGTTTTTTGAGTTCCTGAAGATGATGAATACTTAGTATTACCAATGAAGAAGTCACCATCGCTGTTCATACCAGTATAAACAACGGTTCCACAAGATCTTTCTTGTGCCTGGACAAGAAAGTCCTCTCTTTCGGTCAGAGTCTTGACTTGAACTTGTGGTAAACCAGTTGAATAGTTACCAGGACCATATCCAAGATATTCAAATGTATGTCCAGAAGCACGAATAATGGATGGTCTACGGAATTCAATTGCCAGTGGTTTGATCTTCTTAATCAATGATCCACCAGAATGATTCTGTTTTCTTGTTCCCAGAACACCACGAATGACTGTAATTTCATTAAGACTTGATCCAGTCAATGTAGAACTGGTGATTCTCATAATCTCATTATCAATCTGAATATAAGATCCAAGTGGGAATCTTGTTACTGTTCCAATTCCAGAGTTAGTTGTCTGAACATGGAATGTAGTATCATTTGTAACATTTGAAAGCAGAGTCAGGGTCTCTCCAGCATAGAAAGAAATACCACGAGCACCTAGACTCTCTGTTGAAGAATCAGATGTTCCTTCATTTGCCGACAAACCGTGTCTTAGAATATAAAGTGGAGATAGGGAACGATTAGTCGTTGCCGAGAATGTATTAACACCGACTCTCTCTTTAACCAGGAAGTCTCCAATGTTATTATTAGAACTGTCTAGAACTCTAAAACGATTTCCAGATACAAGAGCGTGACCTGAAGAACAATTGAAGGTTGAGACTCCACTGACTGAATCGTAAGAACTTGTAGAGACACGAATTGATGGTCCCAAATCAATCGCATATTGATTTGTGGCGATTCTTGGATCACCATTTGTAATCGCAATCGCAACTGTTGTGGTTGAAGGAACCGACGAGATTCTGTAGTATCCGTCTGAAGTGGTTCCAATACCAGTGATTTGGAGAACATCACCGATATTTGTAGAAATACCAGCAGTTGTGACTGTAAGACCAGCACCAGCACCAGCCCCGATCAGTGATGTATCAAAGTCAAGTTGTTCGTTGTTTGTATATCCTGAACCACCATCAATGATCTCTGCAGATCTAATACTTCCACCAGCGATAGTGACTTTTGCTGTGGCACCATCCCAATTGCTGGTTCCATCATTGAACAATTTAACATTATAGAAGGTTCCGTTTGTATATCCAGAACCACCAGTTAGAGCATTGTATGTGATGATACCACTGAATCCATGCTCTCTTTCAAATGTAATTGTGGCAATACCAGCAGTAGTGCTTGTGAATGAAGTAGAAACTCCAGAAATCTTAAGACCAACGCCAAAGTCCTTGACAAATTGGTCTGTTGCTTCTCTGGTAATACTCTTCTTTAGATCATTAGTTGAGACATCACCAAGAGGACTTCTCTTCGCAAATGTCTTTGCTGATCTTGGATTATCATCTATATTGTCCTTATCAAGTTGTGGATACAAATCTACAACATTCTGACTATACTTAAGGCCAGTAAATTCAGTTGAAATCGCATTGTCTGCCTTCAGAACATACAGATGGTAGATTCCATCTTGAGTGTTGAAGATATAAGGACTGACGACTTCACTTCTATAAACAAAGTAGTTAGACTTAAGATCATTTCTCTCAAATCTTGGCAGTGATGTATTTCTTGTGGATACATTGTTTGTAAATGTTCCGACGCTATGAGTGACTCCATTAACATCAGTAGTTGAATATTGAAATCTCTTGTCGTCAACAACTGCTGTGACTTCAAAGGTTCCGTTGTATCCAATGTCATTTGTTCCAGCAGTATTTGTTGTGCTGGTTACATTACGAACAATGATTTGCTCACCAACATTCAAGTTGTGTGGAAGTTCTGCGAGAACTGTTACTGTGTTGGTAGAAACAGAACAAGTACCAATGAATCTTGGATTTCTATTATACGCATAATCCGTATCACTGATTGATGTGAGTGTAAAGTCAGTATTGGTTCTAGCACCAGTGCTGCTAGATTCTTGAATGATAAATCCATCGCTAGGATTTTTTCCGTTAATGGATTCTTTTGGAATAACGACACGAACCTTATAGAGTTTTTCGTCCAGAGATCTTGGATCGTCCTTTCTCTTGACAAAAGATACATTGGTTCTTGAAGTCAGATTTGCGACACCTTGAGAGGCAATCGCACTATAGATTTGATTGCTTGATTGTGTTTTTACGAACCAATTTGATCGTAAAGTATCCCATTGAACTGGAGATCCAATGTCTCCTGCTGCTTTGTCTGATACTCTACTGACGATTGTGAGTTTTGCTCCACCATAAACAGTAACTGCTGATCCATTTTCTGCGTTTGTTTGTGATGAAGCAAGTTTAATTTCAGTGGATGATTGGCGAATCGCATAGTAAAGAGTATTATCAAGAATGTTTTCTGGCAGATCGCCATCATCACTGAAGATTCTGACTGTTTCACCAGTTTGAATCTGATGAGTTCCAAGAGTAAAGATATTAGATGAAGGTCCAGAAAGAACAGGATAGTTCTTTTCCGATACGCTTGTACCCTGAGCAATGGTTGTTCCTGATCCAAGAACATTGTCAAGCATACAGATTGATGCTTCACTGGTTCCAGAACCGATGTTTACATACAGTTTATCGTTCTGTCTAGCACCAATACGATAACCTTGAATGATGATTGGTGGAGCATCGTCTTGGTCATTATAACCAAACAGATACAGGTGACTTGAAATGCCGACAGAGGTTGTTAGTCCAACATCAAGCGAGATCCAGTCAATGTTGACTTCTTCCTCTACATTTGCTCTTGGAGTAATAATAGAAGTCACATAGGCATTATTGTCTTTCGCAAATGCTTCTTTTTTGAATCCATCTGCTGATAGCGAGATCTGACCAAAGTTGGAGTTGGAGTTGGTAATAGATCCGTCACCACCAGATTCAGAATCAAAGTGCTTGTTAAATCCAATCGCAAATACAGAAACGATCTGAACGAACGAATCATTTGTCATTTTGACGTGACTGGTTTCCCAACCGTGTCTGTAAATCGCATCGGCATCTAGGTGATAGACTGTTGCTGGATCAAGAGATGATGCTGCCGCAGAAAGAGCAGCACCTTTTGCCAGACTAACAGTTATACCTTCATAAAGTCTAGAGGTCTTGTTATATTTTACAAATGAACGGTCGTCTTTTTGTAGAGAAACGGCGGTGAACTGTGCCACGACCATTGAACGGAAACCAGATGCCTTGCTACCATCAGCAAGCATTCCATTCATACCCCATACGGATCTCAGAGATACGTTGAAAATGTATGGAGAAGCACCAGAAACCGTATCAGTTTCAATGGTTACGGTTCCAGAAGCAACACCAGGAGAAGCAGGGAGATTATCTCTTACAAAAGGAAGGAGATAAGTGAATTGTGTCGCACTGATAACATTCTGAACTTTTGTTGAGATGTTATAATCTAGTGTGCTGATTCCATTAATCTTAATTGGAGTTCCAGCAGTAAATCCGTGTGCCGATGTGGTTGTTACGGTGATAACGGTTCCTGGAGTTGATCCATCTCCAGAAATAATCGCAGAAATATTAACTGGATCGGGAGCAAAAGCACCAACGATTTCCCATTCTGGACGCTGCTTGGCAAATCCAAGAGTATCGGATGGGTACTTTTGATCAATATCTCTACCAGACGCACTATTAAATGCGTTTGATAGTTTGCTATAATACATATCAAGATCGGTGATCGCATATCCCTGTGGGATATTGACACCATCAGCATACTCAAAGCAAGTCAGTTTATGGTGAGAGAATGTTGGTTTTGACTGATTATTCGCAGAGAAATCAGCATCATCCGTATAAACTAGACCAGTTTCATCACCATCAAACAGAGAGAACTGCCAGAAGTAACAAGCACCAGTGATTCTAAAGATCGCTGACTTTTCTACGCTTGTATCAGTTGGGTTTGGAACATACTTTGGACGCAGTTTGGTCTTTCTTAAGTCAAGACCAACGATAGATGTACCTCTTGGAACAACAACACCACCATTAATACTGTTAAACTTGTAGAGAATGTTGTCGTTTTGTGTGATATCAAAGTTAGAGGATAATGTCAGAGTCAGAGTATCTTGTGCTGCCGTCTCTGCTCCTGATGGTGATACCGCAGTCGCAACACCACCTACATCTTTGATCGCAAAACCAGGTCTGTTATCAATGACGTGCTCGCCAGGAAACAGAAGAATGGTTGTTTTTTCTGTAATATCGTTATTGCTGCCTCTCAAGTATGAGAATCTTGCCGACTCAATAAGAGCTCTTTGAATTGTTTTGAAAGGTTGGGTTAGGGAGTTTCCCTGATTTGAAATACTATCAGTTGCGTCAATGTCATTTGGATTAACGTAGAGAATTCTTCCCTCTGTGTTTTTAACAAAATTCTCTAATTTATTAAGAGGCATCGGATTATATTCGCCAAAATATTTCTATCTTTTATTTATCCCAGTAAATCCTCTTCATTATATTCATATTCAATGTCATCTGGCATATCTTCAGGGTTCTCTAACTCAACTGGAAAGAAGCAAGGATGAACCTCCTCATCTATCAGATAGAAGGAACTTCTGTATAAATCGTCTGGTTCAAATGTGCGATTCTTATCTGCTGCTCTACAAAGATCTAAATCATACAAATGGCCATCAGGCATTTCATCAAACGTAAAAGGAACGTGATTGATGAAATACATTTTCACAATCATACTGCCATCATTGTACCAGCAATATGCGTGATCTATACGATAAGACATAGGGGTTTTCCCATATATCTTATTTATTTTCTATTCTTTGATCTGTAAGTATCAGTTTGTGCGTGACAGTTGGGGCACAAGATACGAAGATTTTCTAAACGATTATCGTGGTGGTTGCCGTTTATATGGTCAAGTTCAATGGGTGCTGGTTGTCCGTTCCATTCAGTTATACCACAACATTCACACTTATGTTGTTTGAAACCTTCTGCTAATAAACGATTTTTAAGTTTATATGATTGGTGATATGAATTTTCAGTCAAATAGTATTCAATTGGTTTTTTAGTATAATCGTGAGTTTTTCCTTTTAAGTGTGCCTGACCAGTGAAATGTGAATCATCAAGATTTAGATCTTTTATTCTTTTTTGAGCAACAGTGTAATTTCCACCTGCTTCTTTCAAATTAAGTTTAGATAAAACTTGTCTAATACTTGTAGAAGTTTTTACAGCTTCTATAAATTGCTCATCAGTATATTTACGATTAGACATAACTTAAACGGAAAACTCATTATTATTTATATTGCTATGTCTTTTAAGTAGCGGTGGCGAGATTTGAACTCGCACTGTATTGATTTTAAGTCAACTGCCTGCTGCCGATTGGGCTACACCGCCAATAAGACCATCATAACTCATAGAGTTGTAGTGGTCAAGTGCTCGTTGTCAGGATTGAACTGACCTCTGCCGATTTATGAGATCGGTCCCTTCAACCAGATGGGTAAACGAGCATTCGCTATTCGCAAATAACGAATAGCAATGGGAATACTGGGAGTTGAACCCAGACTAAGCCCTTATAAGGAGCCCGCTCTAACCATTAAGCTATACTCCCCTACAAATACTACTGTGCCTCGTTGTTTAACTCAGTGTGTATTCGTATGAGTTCGTCATCAACGGGCATCATCACTGCTGCCTGCCCGTCCTCATTAACGATTCCTATGTGCTCGCCGTTCTCTACACGACTCATAAGTTCATCAAATCTTTCTTGAAACTCTTCCACAGTGAAAACTTCCATTTTTCAAAGAGGGTTAGCGTAGGCAAGACAATCTTCGCTTACTTGATTCCTGACAACATCCAGGACACTCATAAACTGATCAACAGTCTCACATTCTACGATTCGCTCGTCACCTTCATTAGAATACAAATAAAACTTACGTGCCAGAGTATCCACGACACAGCGGGACAGAAACTCTTCGGTGTTGGCAGTCATGGGGTGGTTTCGTTGATTACCCACATATTATAGGGCATCTGGGGGCGCCTGTCAAGGGTCACTGGAAGTCGGGAACGGAATTGATAGAATTCATTAAGGATGTGGTACTGGTTTTGAGAGCGTCTATTCTCCCATCAGCAGACTTCTCCCCCCATAAAATAATTTCTTCTCCTAACTTTCCATCTTTTACGGTGCTTACATTAGTCAAATATGAGTCTCTTTGAGATCTTAAAGATGTAAGTTCAGCAGCAATACTACTAATTGAGTTTGCGTATCCTACACAAGTCGCACTAATTCCTCCAGGATGCCCTGTTGTAAAGACTGTTCTATAAGTTCCTACATTAGATCCATCATTATTTGATGTTATGGACGCATACCCATCACCAACATTAGAAGATGATAATGTAACTGTAGAGTCTGATGTAAATGGGTTTCTAGCAGTGTAGTCCGTAAGACCACTATAAACTTTATTTTTTGCCTGATCTTGATAAACAGTGCTTCCAAATCCAATCTGAACACTATTGACGATGAGGGCAGCAGAACTCGTAGTTGTTAAACCGACAGAGCAACCAAGACCAACCGCAGAAGATACCAAACTTACAATTTGAGACTTCTTAAAATTGATTTGATTATTCAGATCTAGAATTTTATTGTCAAGAATCGCAGCACTTTCTTTAAAACTGGTGATCTTATTTTCTAAATCTAGTATGTCTGCTCTTTTTTGATCAAGAGGAAGTTTAACAGGATTTTCTACAATATTATCGTTCTGTGTCCAAGTTCCATCATCATTTTGACTAATCTCTTTGTAAGTCAGAGTTTCTGTAGGAGTTTCTTGAATTTGATTTGTGTTATAAGTATTCAGAGAATCTAGATCCTCTTGAAGATACTTAAGAACTTCTTTGGGTGCTCCTGTTGTCATAGTCTATTCATCTGATAGTTAATATAGTCGCTATTGTTGCCTGGATAATCCTCATAACCACCTTGATATTCTGGGATATTTCTTTCAACATCCTTTCTTTCAGCACATACAAGGTAATAACAATGTGTTGAGGTGTCTAGATGATTTTTAATATATATCCGATTGTCTTCAATTGACTCCACAAACAGTTGCTGATACTCACCGATTGGAGTCAGAGTGACTGTAATTGTCTCTTCATCAACTAATCCTTTCCAATAATCTGGAAGTTCAATGATATTCCCTGATACTTTTCCTCTATAGTATACATCCGCAGTTGGTCCTTCTATACAAACGTGCCTTAATCTCCATCCATCTTTCGTAGGGTGGGGAATGTCAAAATCTTTTTTTGCTGATAGAACATCGTCTCCGATGCGAAGACTTCCAGAAAAAGCGTCTATATTGATTGTTGGTCCACCCATATAGATGTCTTGTCCACCAATGTTGACATTTTTACCAACAATATTAGTGTTTTTTCCAATGAGTGAGCTTTCTTTTGCTTTAAGAGAATTTGAAACAACAGCAGATCTTAATTCAATGCCAAGTGTGACGTTTTCTCCAGATGTAATATGAGCACCAAGTTGTGTTGTGACTCCATTGTGTAAATTCAATCCTAAAGTATTCATTGTCAATGGTTTATCTGGAGCAGGTCCAGCACCAATAACTGTTGTTCCTAAAGTAGGTAAGGATCCTGTACCAAAATATCCAGCATAAATTGATGCAGTTCCTGGAAACAAACTCCGAATAAAATCTGGAATCGGCAAAGCCGTATCAAAAACTGGATGAATGACTGATAGATTAAACGAATCTGAATTAGCAAACATTTTACTTACAACTCTGTCCTACACCTTTGAGTAAATCAGCAAACACTGAGGGAATAAAAGCACTGAGTAATTCAGAAAGTGGAGATCCTCCCTGCTGAATCTCACCAACAATATTAATGAAGTGATCCGTGACTAAATTAATCTCTGCCTGCCCTCTGACACAGACTTTTGTACCTGATAGTGTCAGTTGCTCACCACTATCTATGGTGATTCCACCGTTTGCCTTAAGTAAAAAAGAACCATCATCAGTATCAAAACCACGAGATTCAATATAGATGTTTCTGGCAAGAATCTTTAAATTACCTGATGGGGCACATAGAACTAGATCTCCGTTTTCACAGTAGACACCGTATCCTACTGCCTCATCTTCTGCCTTGTCTCTTCCCTTTAGAGCATTATGTCCACAAGTAACGATGTTACTACCTTGAATATGTTCAGTCTTACCCCCATCACTTGTGTATTTGCAGGTTGAATTAGAAGGAACAGCAAGTCTAAACTCTGTTCCATCATCAACTTCTTTTGGACCACCTGGACCAAAGAAAGCTGAACCATGTGCTCCATCATAAAGTATATACTCTGGTGGTCTTTTCTTTGTCATTATTTTAATACACAGTCAATAACTTTAATGAGTCTTGTGGGATTAAAGTCAGGTTGTTCTTGGAGATATTGATCTCTATTCACAAATCTCATTACAGGACGAACCTTTAATCCTGCTCCAGTATCACTATTTATTGTGATCTCTGGAACTTCACCAAATCCGCATCCAGAAGAAAGAACTTCCATCGCAACAATCTGTCCAATTTCTGTAATCTGCACTTTGACTTGTAATCCAGCAACATCAGGAGTAATGGAAACACTATCAGTCAGAGAGTATCCAATACCTGTATCAAGAATCTGAATTTCATCCAGACAAGTCACATATTCTCTTGTGACAACTTCTTCATTTGGTAGAAGTTGCTCTGTTGGTTGCCCAAATTCTGTGAAACCAGAAGGTGTATTTAAATATCTTGTCCCACCGTTGACCATTATGACTTGAACAACTTCACCATCATTATTAATAACTGTATATCCTGATGCTCCATACCCACCACTTCCAGATGGACTGTTATCAGAACAAGTATCTTTAAAGGTCACAAATGGTGGAGCAGTGTATCCTCTACCACCATAAGATAAATCTACGCCAACGACTTCACCAACAGAGTTAATAACAGCATTTCCAACTGCTCCTACCCCATTACCACCAAAGAATTCAACTTTTGGTGGACCACAACGGAAAGCACCTGGAAAACACTGAACTCCTGGCGGAACATTACCGCTGACAAGATCGCTTCCTTCAATTCTTTCATCTCCAAAAATTGAAACTCCTGGCAGAAGTCCACCAATGGCAGAATCAACACCACCTAATATAGTCTCTTCAATTTGACCAGCATCTGGAATTGGTAAGAAGTTATTACTAAAATCTTCTATTGCTGATGGTGTGACTCCAGTGCCAGGAATCCAAGACTTAATTTGTGGGCACTTTGGTTTGGCACAAAGGAATGCTTCAAATCCAAGAATAAAGTCAATTGCTTCAAATACTTTTCCAGCAATTTTAGCAACACCACCGAGCACATCATTAATCGCAGAAACGATTGGTTGAATTGCCTCATCAATTTTAGCAGATAGATTATTGATCAGAGCATTTGTGAATTGCTCAACAGCACATATAGGAGCATTGATCACATTACCGATCATCGCATACAAGAAATCAACAACGAGATTTGATAATCCCTTGATAATCTCATTGAACTTACAAATAATAGCGTCAATGATTGCTTTGATAAATGTGTTCTTCAGTGCCTTTGATAGTTTGTTAAGGATTCTATCAATTGTTTTTTCAATCAATTTACGAAGAAGATTCATAATATAATTACGCATTCTTTGAACAAGTAGTTTCAAGATTGATGCGATAATCTGACTTGTCCTGGCAACAAGATTGGTGATGTTCTGTATTCTATTTACTGCTCCCTTCACATAAACATTATAATACTTCTTGATTGTCTTTAATGTTTCAAAGAAATTCAATAAAGCATTATTGATTCCAGATAGAGTGCTTTTTCCACAAGGATCTGGTAATTCTTGTATTTGCTTTTCAAGTTCCGCTTCTAATGCTCTCAGTGCTGTATAGTTATATCCATCTCTACACTTCTTTTCTTCGGGAGACCAAGATGTAGTTGTCTCAGATGCTACAGGACAATCTTCTCTTGCCCAGTCTTGTCTTTTTCTTATTTCTGCTAATAGTTCTGCCTGATAAGTCTTTATCTTTTTTAGTTTTTCAAGTTCTTCGGGTGTTAGATCAAGATTTTCTGCCTCTCTTTGCTGATATTGGTTTTCTAATTGAGTGTATTGATCTTCTAGGAATTTAAATTGATCTTGAAGTTCATTGAACGTAAACTCTGAGTAATCAACATTATAAGTTATTGTTGGTTCCGTGCTTCCTGGTGAAGTTGATGTACTATCTTCTAAACGTACAGCATTTGGTGGTAAGTTGTTGGTTGAATATGGAGTTCCATCTGGTGGTGTGACAATATATAAAGGTTGCCCGTTAGGACTTGTACCACTCTCCACATAAGTTGGGTTTTGAGTGTCTGTTGTTTCTGGTGGATTTGCTACTTCTTCTGCGTTTGCCCTTTCTTGTAAAGCAGTCAAATTTGGTCTATCAAGTTGCCTCACTGTGCCAGTTCTTGTATTTTTAGCAACTTCTGTAGTTAAAAGAGATCCTGTTCCTGATCTTGGTCCTGTTTTAAGACCAATCAGTTCTGCTGCTTTTTCAGTTAAATCATAATCTCTACCAGAGATAAAAGGACCCCTATCTTTTACAGTAAGAACAATTGATTTTCCGTTTTGGGGATTAGTAAATCTTATTTTTGTTCCAAATGGTAGAGTTTTATGTGCTACCCATAGACTGTCTTTTGTTAAGACAGTGCCATCCGCTGTTCTATTACCATAAAATCCAGGACCATACCAACTGGCAACACCTCTTGGTCTTACATCTGCCATTTATCAATTTACCTCCTTGTTCTGATATTTATTAGACACCACGAACTTGCCCACCAACACCATTGATACGATTAATAATGGCATCAATCTGTTCTCTTGGAACTGGTCCAAGTTCTCCCCTCTGAATAGATCTGAGAAGTAATTGGTCTTCTGCTTTATCTTTTGCTGTATAATCTCTTGCTATCTCTGTTGATGTGGACAACTTACTAGCATCAAATGTCATAGAGTCTTTTGCTTGTTCAAACTCCTGCTTTGTTGGTTGTGCTGGTGTTACTGGTTTATTTCCACCTCTCATTTGACCACTATAAGGAGCAAAAGAATTGAATCTTGTGATGTTCTCAAATTCAGTTGACTTTCTTTCTTTGACTATTTGTAATGATACATTGTTTTCGTAGGTTCCTCTACCTAATACCGAAGTAATTACAGGTACTTGGTTAAATGGATCTAAGAAATATCCACGCACCCATTCACCACCCGTAAGTCCAGTTGATCCTCTACTAGCATTTCCTTGAGATGTTGGTCTCTCTACAATCGCCCAAGGTAGTTGTTCATCTGGTGTGATTGCTCCTGCTTTATTATGCATTCCAACAATTCTGACTTTAACTCTATCACCCCAACCATCAGGATCAGTCTTATCTAGAGTTTGGTTTGGAGGAACTTGTCCAATAAACCACTGATAGTTAATTCCAGCAAATCCTATATTTTCCATTACTTTGTATACTTCCCGTAAGTGTCTCTCACTAAAGTTAACGATGTAATTGATTTACCACCGGCACTTAAATCAAAACTATGACACAAATGTAATATTAAGTATTTACCACTTAGATGTTCGTCAAAAGGAGAAATATTTTTATCTCCAAGAGTGACATATTGAAAATCACAATTAATAACATCTCCTGCTACAAGATTTGGATTACAAGGAACATTGATTTGAACAACTTGATTGAATAGTAAATTATATCTCGTTGTTGCCTCTGCTTGCCATCTTTTTGGATCATTATTTGTTCGGATAGAAATACCATCATCCAAAGATCCAATGTCTAAGATATGATAATGAGTTCTTGTAAAATCATCAAAGTCTTCAGCAATTTCTGCTTGTTTTCCAAGATACTTATTTAATTTTTTTTCTCTCAATCTAATAATTACTTCGTCATACTTAAAAGTTCTTGGATCAAAAAAGATATTTCTAGAAGAATAAACACCTGACTTTAAGGCACTCAAAATACTTTGGTTTTTTGTCTGAGTCATTGATAAAATTTTAAAGTCAGATTGTGGATCATCATCTCTTAAAACCGAAGTTTGTCTATAAGTATATTGAGGAGTTTTGGATATCAAGCTAGAAATTGATCTAAAGTTAAATCCATTCTGAGTTTCATAAAAAAAGTATCCAGGATCCTTTTCATTTAATGAAACTGATTTTGCTGCTAAGTTAAATAAAATAAAAAATGGATTTTTACTATTTCCATTGAAGTTATAAGTATTTTCTGTTGGATCTATATTGATTCTACTTTGAGGAACTTTAAGTTGTTCTCTTAAGATTTTAAGCACAGATTCAGAAATAAGATGTGTATACTTTTTGTATACCGCTGTTTTTTCATTCACAAATGAATATGGTGATATTAATGATATTGCATAGGATTCTCTATTAGATTCTTTGGCAAATCCTGGTGCACCATCAACACGTAGAGGAAATTTTTGGAAGTCTAATTTTCCAAGTTTAGTGGTAAATTTAAACTCCATAATTTCATTACCAGTTATAGGTAAAGAACTCAATAAAGTTCCGGAAATTTGTTGTTTATTCTGACTGGATGATACTGAATTTCCAGCAGGAATACCAGTATCAACAACAAGTAAGTTTGCGGTAACGACTGGAGAAAATAAACTCTCATAATATTGAAAAGCAATCGTTCTAGGTGGAGAAATATCTACACTATTTCCATTTTTTACGATTGTTAATGCGTCTACCTGAGATCTTTTTAATGCTGACATATATTACACGTTCCAAATATCTGGGAGAGGAGCAAGATTAGGAGATGATGATGGAAATGGATCTTTTCTACTACTATTTACCACAACAGTTCTTGTTTTACCTTGTTGAATAATTTGTTGGGTTGTATTGACCATCACAATCTGAATATCCTCTTCTTCTTCCAAAAGGAAGGATGTCTCTGGTGAAATTGTTGGGCCCTGTTGTCCAGGTTGAACTTGATAAGGTGATACTGGTGCTTGTTGAATTTGCTGTTGTTTTTTCTGTTGTTGTAAAAGTTGTTGTAGATTAGCAGGACCAGAATTTAAATGGTTTAAAGTATATTGTGATCCATCTGGTGCTTGGATATAAACTTGATTACCATAACCACTACCAGAATCTGGCATAAATTTCAAGAATTTTAATCCACCTGTTAGAGTAATTCTCTGATCGGGATTTCCAGCATAATCTTCACCCTTATGAATTCTACCCCATCTAGGACCAATTCCAGAAGTAAATCTCAATCTACTTGTCATTGGAATACCTTCTACTAATATATTCTTTTTTACATTACCAGGTATGCCAAGATTATAATCACCAACTCTTTCAATATGAAGGTGTGATCCATCTGGTCCTATAGGATCAGTGTAACCAGTATACCCAACTGTGCCAATCACTTCACTTGTATCAATAGAAACTGTTCCTGTCTGACCTGTTGTTGGAATTGGTTGTTGTGATTGTGGGGAGGTCATCGGAGTTGTTTTAAATGGTTTAGTCAGTTGTAAATCTCTTAATTGTGTTAAGAAAGTTTCAAAAGATTTATTCACCCCATTAAAAGTATCACTAGATGACTCAAGTAGTAGGTAATTTTCTTTATTTTCTTTTGATAGATTAAAGAATTCTCCAAAAGCATTATATGATTGTCTTGCTTGTCTAAGTTTTGGAGATCCACCAGGTCTTGCGTATGGTGAAGAAGTAACTTTTGTATCAGTAGTTCCTCTTGAAACATTCACTCTGTCTGTCGGACTACCTCTACCAGTTCCTTTTTGTGATGGAATATTTGAAATCGTTCCACCTTTTGCCTTTCCTTGTGGGTTTTCCTGTGATTGGGGATTGGATTGACCTGGCTGATTTGAACTGGGTGTACTACTAGATTTGGAATTTAAGTCTTTATTAAACTTTGTATATTGTTCATTCAGTGGATCAATAATTTTATTCATATCTAAAATCAATTGTTCTAATTGATTTTTTCCTTCAATTAATTTGTTTTTTGTTGCTTCTGGTAAACTTTGAATAATACTAATAAATCCGTTGACACCATTTACTGTCGCAGTAATAACACCAACAATTGAATTAGCAACATCAATTAATGTTTTTCCAACTTCGGTAACTTTGTTAACAATCGCAGGTAGATTGTTAATTGCTATACCAATTAAAATAATTCCAAAAAATTCTTTGACTTTATCAAAGAAACTCATTGGACCGGCAACAATTCTAGATTTTATATTTTCAATCAGTCCTTTTCCAGGTGCTTCTAATTTTTTTTCTTTGTCTGATAATTGTGACTTTTTCTCTCTATCAACCAATAACTTATTTTCATCAAGTCTTAGTTTTCTTAACTGCTTATTGTAACCAATTAAAGAACTTTTGATATTGGTAGAATTTAATTTTAGTTGATATAACTGTTGTGTTTCCATACGTTATACAAAAATCCCATATATTTTTGAAGTTATTCTCATATAAGGATTCATCGTATTAACAGATCCAATCGTTGGTTCTTCTGTTGCCGTTCCACCAGAAGGTTGAACTAACTCATCTCCACCACCTTGAACTATTGGTGGAGCGGTCATAGGAATTATAATTGGTGCCTTTGGAGTTCTCTTTGGTTTTCTAATACTCTGTGCTTTAATTTCTTTTACTACAGGACGCAGTATGTCAGTTGGTTTTTTTGGACTACCTTGATCAAGCGAAGATACTTGTATTTGTTTTGTTCTATTTGTTGTAGAAAAACCTCCACCAGTAGCATCATCAACTTTTTTAAACTTAACATCATTGATAAATTGATCTAGTTGATCTTTAAATTTGGTCAATTGTTGTTGAAGGTCAATAATAACAATCTTTAAAGTCTTATTACCATCAAGCATCTCACGGACACCTTGACTAAAAGATGCCCAAAGTCTTCCAGAGTTATCATTAATATCTTTCAATAGTGGTCTGAATAAGTTTGCTGCTGACGAACGAATAACTTCTTCACCAGGAGCCAACATTGCTCTCACACTATCAACCAATCCAGAACCTTTACCACCAACGGATCCACCACTAGAAAATCTTTGAATGATATTTGGATACTGTTTAATTACACTCGCTCTAAAGTTATATGAAGGTAAATTAGGTATTGTACCACCAGAAGAATACATTGCACCTGGAATTGGCAATGTCAATGGATCTTGTGGTCCTCCAGGTTTAGTTAATTGTTCTTTGGCAAAATATGCTCCAAGTTTTTCATAAAAGGGAGAATCTTTTTTATTTAAAGTTTCCTCAGCCGATTTTAAATCTTTTCTTACATAAGGTTTGATTCTTTCTATTTCTCTATTTCTTGCTGCAAAACCAATAATAGTTGTTAATGCTCCTAACAGAACAGGATTTAATAAAACTGCTGAAACTACTTGTATAGCTGCTATTAATTTGGCAACCACAGAAATCAGTTGAAGTCCAACCAAGACCCCAACTATTTCTTTCCAATATTTTCCTACAAAACTAAGAGTTTCTGACAATTTCTTTTGATTATTCTTATCAGATAACCAAGTAAATGCCGTGTTAATGGCAATACCAGATACAATAATTCCAAAGAAGTCAATTAACTTTTGGAATATATTTTTGGCAGGAGCAGTGACCTTATCAAAGAAATTACCAACTCCTTGATTAAATTTGTTTATTGATTCAATTGATGCTTCTTTTTTACTTACTCTTTCTTTCTCAGTTTGTTTTTTGATACCACGAATTGCTTGCTTTCTTTCTGCAATTCTTGTAGCAAAATCTATTGCTAGTTGATTCTGAATTTCTACAAGAATTCTATTCGTCTCTTGTAATGCGTCTAGTTGATTTGTCTCAAGTTTAAGTGAACCTTGAGTTCCTTGTAGTTTTGGTCTTTGTAAAAATCTAAAACTTGATCTTCTAAGTCTTGGAGTAGCAGCACTTGAAACAGCTTCAGCACCACGAATTACCGAAGATGAAATGTTCCTACTACTAATCTTCGGTATTGATGGTGCCTTATAGATGGGACTTTCAAATGCCACTAGATTGCTTTGCCTTTAGGTTTTCTTCTTCAATATAAGTTTGAAGTAATGAGACATAAACTTCACGCTCCCAAGGCATCATATTTTCAAGCTCAGTTAATGAATATTTATGGTGTTGCATCAACTGAAAATTGACATTATAGTATGACTCAAGACTAGTATGAGCCATACTCAAGTGAAAAAACTCGCCAGACCCTCCAGGACTACATCACTTTCAACCTTAGTCTTTGGATTCTTAACTTTGATTGTGTGAGAAAGTTTAGGCATCGTCGTAAAGAAAGTCTCAATTTCTTTGAACTGTTTAGTATTCATCTGTTCAATAAATTCTTGAAGTTCTTTCTTTGTACAGTCAGAGGCACTCCACGACTCTTCTTGATCATAAACCGCATCAATACAAGACGTAATCATTGCTAACGACTTATCAACATCACCACCTACTTCATTGATTTCAAAGTTATTCTCAACAAATTGTTCCAATGATGGATACTTAAGTTTCATTGAGAGAGAATCATCCAATTTAATAATGTTGCTGTGATTTGAATCCTTTTGAACCTTAATATCATCAATATTGATTTCCATCTGAACTTGAGTCTCACCATCATCAGGACAAGTTACATTGACTTCAACAGTTTCACCAACCGATTTGGCACGAACGTTAAGGAACAAATACTCAATATCAAACGTAGATAGTTCAGAAATTTTTACATTTTTGGTCAGAAGACAATCTGACAAAATCTGAACAATAGCACCTGAAATTTGCTTCATATCTTCTGATTCTAGTGCCATAATCAGAATTTTTTCTTCTCTAACTAGAAATGGTCTGTATCTAACTTTTTTTCCAGTAGAGGGCAAGTCCAACTCATATGTTGGTGTAGAGATCTTTGGTAAAGGCATAATAACCTATAGAAATTCAGTTGTGATTATTTATCATGGATTTGTTAGTCCTCTTAATTCCCTTTCTTCAGCAGGAGTGATATTACCTTTTGCTTGTTTTACTCTCAATACTCCTACTCTTCCGGAGTTTGAACTTGGTCTTCCGCTAGTTGTATTTGTTACGGATGTTTCTGTAGATGATTGTTGTGATGACCCAGAACTTGAACTACCTGTTTGATTTTCTCTAATAATTGTATATCTATCATAATTAAATGTCACTGTGATTTTTAAAATGTCAGCTGGACCATATGAAATAGGTACAGAAGCAACTGATTTTGGAAAAGCATTAACTAAATTATAAGTTCTTGATTTATATTCTTTACCAACAAGTCCATAATCTCTTTCCATTTTAGCGATCTGAACAGAAGTTTTATAATCGTCAGGAAATCTAAATCTTCTATAAAATCCCTTATCTTGTGAATTTTGTCCTACTTTCCCGCCAGAACCACCAGATATAAAATCCATCCAACCTTGAAATAATTCCAATACTCTATATTTTCTATCAACGTAAAACGTCGCATCAATATCAGTATACAGTCTAGTGTGAGCAAATTCTTGAGTAACTCCTAAGAAATTATCTTTAACTTCGGATGTAGCAAAAGTTGATCCTGGTAAAGATATATCGGAGCAAAGAACACCATATGCTCTCGTATCTAAACTAACACCAGATTCTATATAACCCTCTCTACCTAAAAATTGTATAAGATCTGATGGTAGACCAAATTCAACTACATATTCATTACTCAAGGAAAGATCACTGTATAATTTACGTTGATCTTGAGTTAGTATGGTGTATACAGGCGTACCAGCCATCTAAATATCTCTTATGGAGTCTTAATTATAAAGTATTTAGATGTCATATAAGGGAAAATACCAACCATCGTTTCCACAAAAATACAAAGGAGATCCAACGAATATCATCTATAGATCTCTTTGGGAACGTAAATTTATGGTTTATTGTGATATAAATGAAAAGATTTTGGAATGGGGATCAGAGGAAATGTTTGTATGGTATCGGTCTCCAGTAGATAGCAAACCTCACCGATATTTTCCAGACTTTTATATCAAAGTTCAGGAATCAACAGGACAAATTAAAAAGTATTTGATTGAGATTAAACCAAAAAGACAAACTGCTCCTCCACAAAAACCAAAAAGACAGACTAAACAATATCTTTATGAAGCGTATGAGTATGCCAAAAATCAGGCAAAGTGGAAAGCAGCAGAAGAATGGTGTGCTGATCGTGGTTATGAATTCAAAGTTCTTACCGAAAACGAATTAGGTATTTGAGATGCCTAGAAAGACACTCAAGCAAAGACAAGAAAGTAATCCAACCGATGATAATGACAATCGGGTTCGTTCGGTTATTGATGGTGTGATTGGTAATGAAGATCCCGATGATTTGATGCTTGAGATTTTAAATGTTTTACAAGAAAGTGGACGAGTTCCAAGAGCAGGTAAATATTATACTTTTGTCTACCGACCAAAGACACCATATATAACTTACGATCAAAATCCTCTAGTTGCGGTCACTGAAGTTTTCCGATGGGGATTTAAGGGTATTAATTTTCACTGGGGAGAGTTAAGACAATATACTTATGATGAAGTTGCTGGGCAATTGTATGAGGTTTATGCTGACGAACTTGCCGACTTAAGAGAGATTCCTTTTGCCAACATCCGTCTAAATAGTTAAAAAATAGCCAAATGGCAGAAGTATTAAGATATCCATACGAAGCACTAACGGATAGTACAGATTATCTACAGATAAATCTGATAGAAAAAAATGTAACTAATTTTGGATCAGAAAATACTTTAGAAAAGTTGTCTTTGATCAATCGTGGGAAATTTGCTCCAAGAGCAGAAAATAAAAATGTAAATATAAACAAAAAAGAAGCAAATCGTGGATTATCTCGACAGACATTAACATCTGGTGGGGTCATTCTATTACCAATGCCATCAAGTATTAATGATACTAACCAAGTTAGCTACTCTGATGATAGTCTTGATGCCATTACTGCCACTATTGCTAAAGGAGTTGGTGGATCTATAAAGACACCACTATTTGACGCAAAAGGACAATTAAATACTACAGAAATTTTATCAAATATAAATAAATTCTTAATTCAACCTACTGTAGAGAACCAAGGACTGATAAAAAATCTAATATTGACGAATCTAGCATCTCAAGCAGCAAGTCTTGCTGGTATAGGAAACTTAAGCCTCAACCAAGCAATAGCAAGATCTTCTGGTCAAATTATTAATCCAAATATGGAGCTTTTGTTTAATAATCCAACCATTCGTAATTTTAGATTTTCATTTAAAATGACTCCTAGAAATACCGCAGAAGCAAATCAAATAAAATTAATTATAAGAAGTCTTAAAAAACACATGTCGCCCAGAGACTCTGCTAGTTTTGCCGATGCTAATCAACCAAATAGTAATATTTTTCTAGCTGCTCCAAATATTTTTGAGTTAAGATATAAAACTGGTAATGCCAATCACAAGTATTTGAATAGATTTAAGCGTTGTGTTCTTGAAAATATGTCTGTTAACTACACAGGTGAAAATGTTTATGCAACTTATCCAGATGGTCAACCAGTATCAACAGTAATGGATTTGTCATTTAAAGAACTTGAACCAATTTACGCATCAGATTATGGAACTGATGAAGGACAAATAGGAACAGGATACTAATGGGATACTTCAGAGAACTACCAGATCTAGCATATCAATCGTTCTTGCCAGGAAAGAACTCATCGCAGGATTATGTGATTGCGAAGAACCTTTTCCGTAGAGTCAAATTTCGTGATGACTTATATAATGTATTCACCATCTTTGACAAGTATCAAATCAAAGATGGTGCTCGTCCAGATACCGTTGCCGACGAGATCTATGGAAGTCCAGAACTAGATTGGGTTGTTTTGACCACTGCTAACATCATCAATGTCAGAGATCAGTGGCCTCTATCAGACTATCAACTTTATAATTATGCCGAGAACAAATATGGCAATGATCTTACGAAGATCAGATTCTATGAGACTACAGAAGTTAAAGATTCTTCCAACCGCCTGATTCTTCCTGCTGGTAAAGTTGTAACCCAAAACTTTACAATACCAGATCCAGATGATGGAACAAAAACTCTGAGTCCTGTGACTGGTATTACAAACTATGAGTATGAAACCAGAAAGAATGATGAAAAAAGGTCCATCTATCTTCTCAAACCAGCGTATCTACAACAGTTTCTGAATGATATGAGAAGAGAGATGTTATATTCAGAGTCTTCAGAATACATTACAGACACTCTGATTCAGACTCAAAATACTAACATTACACTACCACAATAACTCTAAGTTCTTATCAAAAACCATCACATATCGGTGCTTGCGGGAGCGGTCTTTCCATTCTCCTTCAGCACCTTTAATTTTGCCTCTAGAGTGTTTAGTTCCGTCTGCATAGTAGAAATCTTTCTTTGAGTCTGTGAGTCCGCAATATTTAAAGTTACAAGCCCGATAGATTGTACCACTATGGAAATCACTATCAGCGTAAGAGATGATTGCTTTAACTTCAGTATCCTTCCGTAACTGTCTAATCGCTCTTGAAACAAACCAAGAAGTGATATTATGCTCACTAGATTGGGTGTCTGGATGGATGCAGAGACGGGAAAGTTCAAATAGTCCTTGTTGATCATTTCGTTCAAGTCCAAATGCTCCTTGTGCGACTTCTGGAACAGGGAGTCCAGTGAAAACACAGACTCCCTGAATACCACCAATATTCAAAGGGCAGAAGTCATTACCCTTATACAAACCGTAGTTGTAACCACTCTTAAAGGATTTAGAAAAGTCCTTAAGATAATGAAACCGCAGAAGTAACTCTGCGGCTTCGGATTTACTTACACGGTCAATGTAGTAATCAGTCTTCACTCCTCAGCAAGACGGGCGAAGTACGACAGGGCATCATCATCCTCATCTTCTTCCACTGCGGGACGGCGAGTGGGTTTCAGAGAAGACAGTTCCTCACGGAGATCTTCGGTCAGTTCACGAGTAGAACCACGAGTGTTGTCTTCATCAAGATCTTCAGGATCTTGATAACGGGGAGTGCCTTTGGAACCAAGCACATAGTCCAGACGCTTCTTCAGTTCATCATAAGACTTAAACTGATCAGCAGCAACCAGTTCAGCAAGCGAATACTGCTTCTTCCAGATTGCTTCCATTGCGTCATCGTCGTCCAGAAGGGATTCAGGACGGGCAAACTCACTGGAATCATAGTTACGATAACCAGCAACATTCTTTGCCTTCAGTTTGAAGTTAGCACCCTGCCAGAAGTCAAACGGATCAATTGCTTCCTCATCTTCAAACTCAGGTTGCATCGCAGCAGTCAGTTTGTCAAAGATCTTCTTACCGTACTTGAACAGGAAGACTTTGCCTTCGTTGGCGGGATTGGCAGGATCCTTCACCACATAGATGTTGCTCACATAGGTCAGTTTACGCTTCTGCTTACGTGCCAGTTCCTTACCAGCATCAGTGCCGTTGTTCCACAGTTCAGAGTTCAGTTCGGACACAGGATCCTTCTGATTCAGAGTGGTAAGACTGTTCTCAATGTACCAACCACCAGGACCTTGGAATGCGTGACTGTAGAGTTTCACGAACGGCAGGTCTTCGCCGTTGGGAGCAGGCAGGAAACGGATTACGGCATAACCATTACCGCTTTTATCTACATCCAGTTTCCACAGACGGTCATCACTAGAACCGCTGCTAGTATTCATTTTTTCAACTTCTTTGACCAGTTTAGCGGTCAGATTACCCAGTTTGGATTGCTTTTTAAGATCCGAAAAGGACATTTGGATACCTCAGATAGTTTGGATTCGGGGGATTTACTTAGATAGTATAGCGAAGATTGAGTCACCTGTCAATGAATTGCTTGAGAGACTCAATGGTCTTGTTCATACTACTGAATAAAACTTGCATATCAGTCTCTGGTGGGAATCCCATCAGAGCCACTGATTTGCGTAGGTTCTCTTTCATCTCAACCGCTTGTGGGTCATCTGAAAGGGACAACCTAGTATACATCACTCTCTGCTTTTCTAGCAAGAGCTCAAGTTTCTCAATGTGTTCCAGTTTGGTCTCACGGGGCATCATACCGAAAGTCAGAATGCTTCCGTAGATTTCCTCTTGTAACTTGTTGATTTCTCTCAGTTCGTCTTGAATAATATCGGAGTCAAAAAAGTTACTCATCTATGATTTCCCTTAAAATCTTCTTGAATTGAAACACATCTGTATTTAGAAATGGAGAATATTTTTTAATTTTTAAGCTGACGGTTTCCCACACAGGGTCCAGAAGTTTCTTATCAAACATCTTCCCGAACAGGAATATTTTATCATATATGACTAGAGTTTCCAGGCTAATCTTCCCGCTCAGGAACTTTTTAAGAACGGGTGGATGACCTTTGGAACAGTTCAAGGCATCGTCTAATTTTGTCTCCGAGAACAATTCGTTGCTTTGTTCTTTGAACAAGTAAGTCAAACTCTGTTGTCTCCGCATCCAATCTGCGTAAGTCCTTTCTCCAGAACTGATAATTTCTCCAATCCATAAGTTCTGTGGGTTGTCTGATGCTACAAAGTTTGATACTAGAAAATCTAAAACTTCTTTATCGTTGTATTTGCGACTTGTCTTCTCAAACCAGTATTTGTCCTTGCGTTTGTTGAAGGATGTCATACTGGCACGAGTCTTCGCACCGTACTTAAAGAAGTCGTATTTTGGATTTGTGAAATGATTTTTGAGTGACAAATAATGTTGATAAGTTTCAAAGGGTGTCACGATCATAAAGGCAATCTTGCTCTTGATGTTTTCTTCATAAAGTTAAGACGAGTGGCATCCCACTTGAGTCTTTCTTTTAAAGGTTTTGAAATGAGTTTCGTAACTGATTCTACCTCAAGACTATTGACTTCGCAATAGTGACAAATAGCATCAATATAATTCAGATTTTCTTCAGCAACAATTTTCTCAATCTCAAGAGCAAACTTGGAAGGGGTTAAAAATTTACTTTCTATTGCCTGTTCTAGTTCTTTATTTGGTTCCATAGAGCTCCAGTTTATCTCCAACAAACTTTCTAATGTATTTGCCGAGTAGTTTGATGTACTTTGATTTGTCTCTTTCTTCATAGACGACGCATTCTCCATTTTCACAAGCCATAATGATTACAAGTTTTTTGACTGAAATACCAGTCAGTTCGTATAGCATACAACCGTAAGCCATACATTGAACAAAATAGTGTTCAATCCACTCGCGTGGTTTTGGTTTTTTGGAAGTCTTAAAGTCAATTATTGCTAACTCACCGTCATATTCGGCAATACAATCAACTGTCCCAGCAATTCCCAGTTGTTTACTATATAGGGACCCTTCAAGGGCGTAAATATTATTTATGCGATTTAGATTCGTCTTCGCAATTTTAAACAGAAAATCCGCCATCGGCGCAACAGACGGGAGATCTTTATTGTCCAGATAATTTTCCACGAGAGAATGCATATCCGTGCCACGAGAAGTAGCTGCCTTAGTAATCTTCTCCGCTTCCTCCTCACCAACCTTTTTACGCCAATTGATGAAAATTTCACGATTAAAATGGCTGGTAATAGAAGTAATGGAAACAAGTTTTAAAAGTTCTTCTTCCGTAGGAACTTTATAATAACGAACACCATCTATAGTCTCCCTTTCAAGTTCGGGGAGCGTCACATCAATATGCTTGAACATCAAAAACCTGCTTCCATTTTAGCAATAATGTATTCCTTGACAAGTCCAGAACGAACAATATCATCTACACCAAATTCAATTATATCAAAAGATGGCATTTTACGCAATACTGACATAAAATCTACAATACCATTACGCTCGTTTGTTTTCTGTAAGTCTGATTGAGAAGCATCGCCACAGAAACAAATCTTGGTATTCTCACCAACACGAGTAATGATTGAATCAAGTTCGTGGAAGTTTAGGTTTTGGAACTCATCAACAATAATGATAGCATTATCAAGCGTAGTGCCTCTTAGGAATGAAGTACTCCAGAACTTAATGGTTTCTTGTGACTTGAGATTTCCATAAAGCATCTCAAAGTCAGCATCAGAAGGCATCTGGAACATATACTTCACCATATTCTTATAAGGAATCTGGTAAATATCTGCCTTATCTTCGTGAGAACCAGGCAAGAATCCAATTTCTCTTGTAGCAACTAATGAGCGAACCAGATAGATTTTCTCATAAGGTGTTGATTCATCCAAAACATCTGCAAGAGCATTGTAGAGTGTAATGAAAGTCTTACCAGTTCCAGCACAACCATAAGCAACTAAGTGTTTACCTGCCGCATATGATTCAAAAAGACGCTTTTGATTGTCTGTAAGTGGATCAATATCAACCAAATAGTCAGAACTCAGAGGTTTTCTCCTCTTCATCTGTTTTGCCGTCAGACCAACGCCGATTGGTTGCTCTACATTTCCTCTTTTTCTTCTTGCCATTAGATTTTCTTTACGTAAGAGCCAGGTGCTTTGGATGCCTTGTGAAGAACATCATTCCATCCAGGGTTGCGATTGATGAGTCTATCTTTCCACTCACCAACCTCACCAGAACCAGGACAGGTAGATGGATCACTCCAATCCCTATCCCAGTCTGGATTATCTAACTTCCACTGAGACCAGTCGTGAACACTCATGTTCACTTCTTTCTGTTCACCAGTGGTCTTATGAATAACGGGGTATGTCGCCATAAAGTTACGAATTCAAGATAAAATATTTAGACCCACTCAAGGGCTTCTGCGACTGTTGGGAATTGTTCGGAAAAAACTTTCTTACATTCCAGAGCAATGTCCATATGCTCTTTCTGGGTGCCATTTTTTTCTCTAAGTTGAATGTAATGAATCCAGTTGCGGCAAGATCCACTCATATAGATGCGTGTGGGCGTCGCTAAGGGCAGTACAAACCGAGCACACTCCTTTGCGACTCCTGCCTCCAGAAGACGCTTGTAGAGGTTGTTAGAGTGGGCAAATAGTTCAGCAATTTCTGCTTGAAATTTAAGTTTTACATAGTCACCAAGATCATCAGTAGAATTCTGACGATTCTTAGTATCTTGACGACGAAGATCTGGAACAGGAATATTTTCAGTAATCAGATTTGTATCAGCATAACGCTGGGAAAACTCTTGAAATGTAAAACTACGGTGCCTTAATATTTGAGCCGCGATACCACGATTTGTTTCAATCTCAAGAGTCATAAATGCCTGCTCAAAAACAGACCAATGATTGTGCTTAATACAATAACGTAACAGACCTGCATAGTTTTCAGAATCCTGATTTGCTGGATTAGAAACTCTCGCAACATAGGCCATTGTTTGTTCTGCATCGGGAGTCACACTGATGAGTTTTACTGTCATTTCTTTCCAAATCCTTTTGATGTATGTGCTTCTAGTTTAGCGATTTCTTCCTCTGCTTCACGAAGTCTTTTTTTCATTTCATGAAGTTCTTCTTCGGAATACATATGATTTTGAGCGACTAATCGCTTCATTAATTTTAGCAGTTCTTTTGCTTTTTTAGTCTGCATATCCATCGTCATCGTCATAAAGTTCGTCGTAATCTACAAATCGTTCTGTTGTTTTCTCTGGTGCCTTGTAAGCAGAAACATCAGAGTACACTTCTGCTTTGAGAGAATCTACAAGAAGTTCTAGATTACGGACGATTAGTTTGAGTTTGTCTCTGTCCATAAGTTACTATTCTCTTTAGGCATTTTACCATAAAAAAAGAGGGGCAGTCAACCCCCCCGTTTCATTATGACTTGCTTAACAACTCCCTACAAATTCTTTTACAAGTTTGTTTTTCATCATCACACTCAATCAAACAATTAAAATAATCATTAACTAAGTCGTTCTGCTAGTTGATTGTAAGAGATTAGGTTGTGCATAATAACCTCCATGCACATAGAATAACATAACAAAGGGGTTTTCATTCATACGCTTCACCTCTATATTCTACTACTATCTAGGTGTTTTGTGTTGATTCCTTAACAATAATTTATACCTACGAGTTTATACCTACGAGTTTATACCTATAAAAAAAGGAGGGTTGCCCCTCCCAGTGATTTACTTATAAAGCCACTGAATGTATGATGACAGTAATATGGTCATCAACGAATCGCAGCAGTTGAAGATATGATGACTTGTCCCATCACTTTGCTCCAACTAGTTGTGCTAGTTGTGCCTGATGACGACGCTCTTCTTTTTGCTTTTGCTCTTTAATGATTTGAAGGAAGTTAAGTTTTTTCACTTATGCCCCTCCTTTACAAACTTAACACCACGATAGGTTTCGTTGTATTGTTGGGATTGTTGTTGCATTTGCTGTTGATATTCAATACGCTTTTGCGTATCGTACTCAACACCTCTATACACTACACGACTCATTGGTTTTCTCCTTAGTTTTTTAGGTTAAAGAGCGTTCCTTCAGTCGGCTTTTGCGTCTATGGGACAAGTTTTTGGAGAAATCTGTTTGATCTCCCAAATAATATCATTCTTTGCTTGATTGGGAATGTCCTGTTTAAGAACTCTTCCTGCCATTAATTGTGCCTGTAAACAAGTAAGAATGATTGCTTCCATAGATGAACGACCTATAAGTAGGTTTTGATCCGTTCCGAGTCGGCTTACTTCCGTCTGGTTTTCCAGATGAACGTAGAGGCATTATACCTCGTTACGATAATTTATACAAGTTTTTTTGTAAAATGTGATACAATTTTAAAAAACTTTAAGAACTCAAAATTTTGCCGGAAAAATTGTTGGCGATCTGGGGAATCACTTCCGCTTTTTGGTTTTGGGTGCTTGATAACCCCACATCTTTGGATTCACTCTCCCATATCCAAATCCAATACTCTTTAAATTTTCACGAAACTTATCCCAGTACATATCAAATAATTTAGTTCTTGTACCTCTGGTAAGGTCAAAACAAATCTTTTCACCCACCACATACTTGACAATATGAGCATCATTAGGTGCATCCTTTGTACAAACATCAGCATACGAACCATTCTCAACGAGAATCTCACAACCGTAACGAGTCTTACAGGTTTCTTTTTCTGATGATGTCCAATGATCCATATGCTTTTCTATACTTTGTTCTTTCTCAATTACCTCACGACTCACGAACGATTACCCCACTGAATATCGGGATATGCCTCCATTACAACTTCTTTTGTAAGATTATATTTTTCCGAAAGTTTCTTGTCTTTGATCAGGCAAAGGATCTCTGATTCCAGTGGATGAAGTCCTTCTAGAATATTGATGAACATTGTCTCACGACGAATGTTATTCAGAGCATCATTACCACCTTTAACAAAGTGATACAGGTTCACATACTCTCTACGAAGTGTGGTATGTCCCTGCTTATCAGTTGCTCCAAGAGAGAATGATCCAGTCTCGTGCATTCTACGAATCTCTTCGGTGATCTTCGTAGAAAGACTGCCACTATAAGAAGTCTGATCAGCATATCCAGAATAAGGAACTGGTCCCTCTGGAAGAACTGAAATCACAGTCTCATCAAAGTTCCAGAGCAGAATCACCTTCAGTGAAATGTGCTCATATTTTTTGAGAACTTCTACCTTCTTAACATTAGATTTTTGCTTTGATACAAGGTCTAGAACCTCAAAAGCAAAAGGATTGGTAGGTAGTTCTGGAATTGGAGTGACCTTAACAGTCTTGGGAGTTGTTTTGGTCTTAGTCTTCGTCGTCGTCGTTGTCATAATTTTCGTCGTCAAAATAATCTGGATTAAATGAAATAGCTAAAACTTCATCGGGAATTACATTACCATTCTGATCATAGAATTCTGGATGTAACTTTGGAATTTCCCGATAGTTCATCATATATTCTCTTGCCACCCAACCTGCCATTACTCCCACTATAAGAAACAATACTGTTAGAAAGGAACCAAAAACTAAACTAACTGCGAGCATTTCTTTTACCTCGGGAAACTACTTTTCTTTTCCTTGACTTAAAGGAAAACTCAAAATAGATGGTTACTTCCCGATTCAGAAAGCAAACCATCTTCTCAAAGATGATGTGGAACGGTTGAGTTTGCTTTCTTTTTCCTCCATTAAGTATAAGTTCAACGCCACGATTAAAGTGGTCTTCATTTTTATTTATGTCAGGACTTGATAATTTGTTGTTCCTTGAGGAATTTGATTGTGTCAACGGATCCTCCTAATTTCTGGTCATCACAAACGACCTGTGGGAAAGTAGAACCCTCACCAAACTCGGCATAGAATTCTTCTTTAGTAAAATGTTCTCCTAAATTATAAACCACAAAGCTATTTCCTGTCAATTCAAGAACTTGTTTAACTTTATAGCAATATGGGCAATCCTCTTTTGAGTAGATAGTGAAATTCATAAGGCATTGAGATTTATAGTAATTTATAATAGAAAAAAAGGAGGGTATAAAACCCTCCCCATTATACCACCAACTCACCTCTCCCACCACAGAGAAGTGGTCTTCATTCCCAAAGTTACAAGGATATTGAAGACTTGAATATTATACAGGGTTTTGTTGTTGTTGTCAAGATGGATAAGCGATAATAAAGTTTTTACTTTATTCTATAGTTGGTATTTCTTCAATATTATCAATTCCTATTATACCATTAACTTTGTCCATATACCAATCTGGCACATTTCCGTTTTTAACATCTTCTGCACTATAATGTGGCACATACCTTTGATTTTTATCATCCCAAGCTGTTAATATTTGCGTTTGATCTGTTTTTTCAAATGGTGGTTTCCATAATGATCCATTTTCATCAAAAATATATGATTCAAATGGTTTGGGACGATAGAATAGATCTTTTTCACGGTCATATATATCCCCTATTGCTGCGTATTTTTTATTTCCTGTATTGTTATATGAAGTTTGAATCCAATCCTCACTATCCTCAAGAGAATATATGAATAATCGTGTTGCACTAATAACATCTATAACAATATTAGTTTGTTTATCTATTTTTGCAAAATAACTCATATACTTCTAACAATTTTAGAACTATTTATTTTTTAATTTGTATACTTAATAAGCACCACGCCAGTGCCACCATTACCTTTATAATTGCCACCACTGTTGCCGCCTCCGCCTGCTCCAGTATTGGCTGCTCCATTAGTACCAGTAGCAGTTTGACCTCTGTTAGTAATACCACTAGTACCCCCTCCACCACCATAGTAGGTAGATGGTCCAAATTGAGTAAATTGCAATCCAAAACCACCAGTAGATGAGGGATCACCATTAAGAGGACCTGATCCAGGAGCTCCTGCTCCTCCTGCTCCACCTCCTCCAGCAGCACTAGTAGATGGTCCTGTTCCGCCTCCAGGATTTCCAAACTGTGAAAAATTTGGATTTGGAGTAAATGGGGAATTTTGAGAAGGTTGAGTTCCCGGACCACCAGCATTTCCTGAGTTATCTCGTGACGCTCCTCCACCAGACCCACCCGCATTACCATTTGCAGTTAAAGTGGCGCCACCACCTCCACCACCAATAGCAGTCATTCCAAATGCACTTGAATTTCCACCATTACCACCACTACACCCAGAAGAACAACTATTTTGTCCCCCACCACCTCCACCAACAACAATAGGATATGCTCCAGGAGTAAGAGTATAAGAAGCATGTCTTACAACACCGCCACCGCCTCCACCACCGCCGCCATGGCACCCGAGTTGACCCCCGCCGGCGCCGCCTCCACCAGCAACAATAAGAACTTCAACATCAGCAAGTCCACTATTTACTACAAAAGTATCAGATGTTGTAAATGTATGTACAATATATCCAGATATTGTTGTTTTTGTTCCGCCAGTAGCTGTGATTGTACCCTTTGCAACTTCAACCCAAGAAGTTTGATTATAGTATTCAATAACACCCTTAGTGCTATTATAAATTACAGTGCCAGCAGCAGTTCCAACACCAGCATTTCTACCAGTCGTTGTTGTTTGTCCTAAACCAACACCAGAAGAACTAATGAACTTATTACTAACAGTAATACTGTTACCAACACTTACATTTACATTTCCTAGAAAAGTCGTGACACCAGCAACTGTAATACCAGTATCAGTGACCGTGACCGTTCCTAATCCACTGCGGTTTTGTATCTGATTTACACGAACTTCTGACGCCATTGTTTAGCAGACTTTTGAGTATTTATAGTTCAGGAGGATCCCCTTCTGGTTTTGGATGCTTTTCTTTAACTGCTTCTACCATCTGAACCCATTTACCATTCTCCAAATTACCAGACTTGATATCATCATAGAGAAGGTTCAGTTGGTCTTTCCAATCTCCATACTCCGTTTCACGATTACGAGCATAGAGATAGTAATTATAAGTTTCTACATCCTTTTGAATTTGTGCTTCTACTTCTTCCCATTCAGGTGGTTCAGATCCGTGGGGGCAGGACCAGCGCGTAAAGGTCCTGTTATAGAGATCAAATGTAGCATCAGGACGAAGATATTTAATAGCAGTATCTACGCCAGGCAATCTCGGTGCATTTTTCATTTCAAGTTTCTCCTAAAAAATTATAAGTGTTTTATCACTCTGCTGCTGGTGCTTCTGGGGTAACGAGATCCCACTGGGTATTCTCTTCGTCCCACTGATAACGTGAACCAGCAGCGACTTCTGCTTCGGTCAGTTCAGGTGCAGGTCCAACTGGCGACTCCCAGTCAGCAGTTTCGTTATTGAGAACCCAAGACTCAAAAGGTTTTGGTGCGACGAAGGCATCCAGTCCAGCATTGTATGAATAACCAACGCCAGCATAACGCTTTCTGATGCTGCTGTTATAAGAGGTCTGAACCCACTTGCCACCTAGAAGCTTCTTACAGAAAGCAATGCCTAGAATCTCATCCTCTTCGCCAGTGTGAGGATCCGTAATATCTTTGTTATCTACTACGATAACTTGTGTGACGACGTTGTTTTCGTCCAATCTCGCAAAATGTGCCATAAGTCTTTATTCGTGAATATAATAAATGAATGGTATGCTTTATTTATTATGATGGGTAAGCAATGATGACGATACCGGAACCACCGTTGCCACCATTTCTCCAAATGGGATATCCACCAGCACCACCACCACTGCCAGTATTTTGAGTTCCTGCTCCAGCAACAGGTCCATTGCCTGCACTTCCTACTCCACCACCGCCAGGACCACCAGAACCAGCAGTTCCATTATAAGTGCCTCCACCACCACCACCAGCATATGTTGTTGCTGTTCCAGAAATAGTATATTGAACTCCATTACCACCCGGTCCGCCAGTTGATCCAGAAGCGTTACTACCTGCACCACCAGCACCGCCGCCTCCGCCACCTGACCCATAATTATCTCCACCACCAGTATTACTTCCAGTGCCGCCAGGATATCCCCATCCTGATGCTGGTGATACGGTGTCTGGAGAAGCACCAGTAGCACCTGATCCAGTTCCTCCTGGTTGAATTGTTCCACCAGGTCCAGGAGCTCTACCACCTCCACCACCAGAACCACCAGGAAGACCAGTGCTTCCATAGTTTGGAGAACCTGCTCCACCACCAGTAGCAGTTATGGATCCAAATGAAGTGTCACTACCATTTGTAGCCTGAACTCCTAAATCACCATTTCCCGTATTTCCACCAGAACCAATAGTAACAGTGTAAATTCCTGGAGATAATGATACTGGTGATGAAGTAGCATAACGAATTGCGCCAGCACCGCCGCCGCCAGAAATAGTACCTCCACCTCCTCCACCACCAGCAACTGCAAGGTAATCAACAGAAGTTAATGATGGACTTGTGATTGTAAAAGTTCCTGATGATGTAAATGTATGAATAGTTTTTCCACTGGCATAAGAAATTGTTCCCCCAGATGCTTTAACCGCTTGTTGTCCTATTTGATATCGGAGAATAACAATTCCAGATCCTCCTGAACCACCAACTGAAGCGCCTGCAGTGCCACCACCACCGCCAGTATTAGTAGTTCCATTACCTCCAGGTCCGCTTCCACCACCTCCTGCTCCACCAGATCCTTGACTTCCACCGTTTGATCCGCCGGCACCACCACCAGCATAAGTTACTGATGCACCAGAAATAGATGAAGATTGACCAGCACCACCAGGTCCACCAGAAGCTGGTCCACCGTTTGAACCAGCAGTACCAGCACCACCACCACCACCGCCGCCGTTTGTTGTATTTTGAGAAGCACCAGTACCACCTGGATTTCCTTGTGGTGGTGATGCTGGTGGAGTGTTTCCTGTGCCAGCAGGTGCTAGAGGTCTTCCAGAATCTGAACCGCCGTCGCCGCCGCCAGATCCACCAGGTTGTCCAGCATTTGCATTACTATTTGAGAAGCTTCCTCCGCCGCCGCCACCAGTAGAAGTTATTGTTGAAAACACTGATGGATTTCCATTAGTGCCCGGAACACCTACCGGTCCAGTATATCCACCACCACCAGCACCTACAGTAACCGTATAAGAACCAGGAGAAGTACTTACTTGTAATCCGATACCAGTTCTAAATCCACCAGCACCACCACCACCATTATTACTACCAGCTCCGCCACCGCCAGCAACTACAAGATATTCAATAGTATTATTGAGTGGTGTGGTGTTTAATACTGTAAAAGTTCCTGATGAGGTAAAAGTGTGTGCCTGATATAATACTCCATTACTAACATAATTAGTAATTGTTCCACCAGATGCTTGTATAAATGAAGGACTACTAGAAGCATTCCAAGCAGTTCCATTGTAAACTTCTATTTGTCCAGTAGAACTATTGTAAATGATAGTTCCAGTTGCAGTTCCTACACCAGCATTGCGTCCAGTGGTTGTTGTAGCACCTAACCCAACACCAGCATTACTAATAAACTTATCACCAACAGTAATTGACGTACTTGCCGTAATCGTACTAACACCAGAAATACTGTTGAAATTAATGATTGCCATCTATCTTATAATAAGACTTCCAGTTTTGAATATTTATACGACGACCCAAACGCCATCAATTCCCAAAGATCCATTTACAGTCACTGGACCTGCCATCAGACCATTAAAAGCAGTGCCAATATAATGATTGCCGTTCAGAGTATTATCCATCACCACCATTCCGTTTGAAATGTAAAGTCCCTGGAATGAGTTACCGACACCAGTGAGTGCTGTTCTATTTAATGTTGTCGTATTAATTCCAACTTCACTCGTCGTTGAAATACCAGCAGCAGAAGTTTCCCAGAAGATATTACCAATGGTTCCCTGTACACCCTGTCGTCCCTGAATACCTTGAATACCTTGTGTTCCAGTTGCTCCTTGAGTACCCGTTGCTCCTTGTGTTCCAGTAGCACCTTGAGTGCCTGTTGCTCCTTGTGCTCCGGTAATTCCTTGAATACCTTGTGCTCCAGTAGTACCCTGAGTACCTTGTGAACCTAAAGTACCATTAAATCCTTGAGCACCTTGTACACCTTGAATACCTTGAGTACCTTGTGAACCTAAAGTTCCATTGAAACCTTGAGCACCTTGAACACCTTGGATGCCTTGTGTTCCATTCGTACCTTGAGTACCTGTTGTTCCTTGAGTACCCTGTGTTCCTTGTGTACCTTGCGTTCCAGTAGTACCTTGTGTTCCAGTAGTTCCTTGTATACCTTGAACTCCTTGGATACCCTGAGTTCCTTGGATACCCTGAGTACCCTGGACTCCTTGAATACCCTGAGTACCTTGGATTCCTTGAGTTCCTGTAATGCCTTGAATACCCTGGACTCCTTGAGTGCCTTGAGTTCCTTGAGTACCTAGTATTCCTTGAGTTCCTTGAACACCTTGCCTTCCCTGAACTCCTTGAGTACCTTGAGTTCCTTGAACACCAGTGACACCTTGTACGCCCGTGTTAATTCTTACCCAAGAGTTGCCATTAAACTGCCAAGTCGTATCGTTGGCGACGTATGTATCGTTTACAGCAGGATTATTGGGAAAATTAAGGGCTGCCATTATGTGTTTTTAGTTATTTATTCTGTCTTTGGATACTTATCTTTGATTGCCTGAATTTGTGCTGCCATTTCTGGAGGGAAAACTCCAGCGTGAAACAGAGCATCAAGTTGATCTGTGATTGCTGGGTATTCTGGTGCTCTTTGGCGTTGGTATTCTGTATTTTGATAATATTGCTTTACTCTCTCAAACTCTACTATAACATCATCTTCAGATGGCAATGGAGTTCCATCCAGAGTATGAATATTATCATATCCAGTTCCATCAATATGTATTGGAACATTGGGGAGAAGATTTTGTACTGCTTCTGTAAGAATTCTAATAGTTTTCATTATCCTGCTATCTCCATTGCTGTAAATGTTGTTACACTTGTTGCATCATCAACTGCTACTCCGGATGGGGTATCATTCCAATAAACCGTTCTTCCACTATCATAAGGAAGAAATTGAATTTTATAAGAAAGTGCTGAAGTTGTTGCTGGACTGTCTAAATACTCCCAACCAATTGCCTCTCTCCAAGAATCGTTACCTGTACCACCAATACAAAAACTTCCATTATAAGCATCACCACTTCCACCAACTACTGTCCCATTTCTGGTAAATCTAAAAAAGCAACTTGTACTACCAATTATCCCAAATTGAAAAGTAGTACTTAACAGTATTCTACTTGATGTGCTTGATGGAGTAATTGTTAAAGTTCCAAATGGGGTATCAGTAAAAGCAGAAATACCAGTGCTAGTAGATTTTGAAGAGTAAACAACTTGAACTACCTGTAAAACCCTTCCTCTATTAGGGGTTCCAGTGGTAGTTTGAATATCGTTAACCTTAATTAAACTCATCAGTCTTCTCCTGGTTTTGGATATTGATTTTTCACTTCATCAACCATTGCTTTCCAACCATCATAACCTTGATGATATAAAGTATCTAGTTGGTCTTGAATAGAAGGGTAAGCAGTAGCACGATCTCTTTGATATTGATTGTTTTCATATTCTGCTTGGAGTCTTTCTATTTCTTGATTAATTTCTTCTTCTGTTGGGGGAGGAAGTTCGTTTTCATTAGACCAAACAAGATTTTCATAATCTTCACCTAATATTGACCAACTTGCACCCGGTCTTAATGATTGTAATGCATGTGTGATATCCATAAAAATTAAGCGGTAAATTCTAAACAAGTAATAGTAGATATTGATCTTTTTCCAATGGCGTTATCCGCATCAGTTGAAGATCTATTTACAAAAAGAGTGCCAGTATTATCATTATTTACATAAACTCCATAAGTAGTAGCAGATGTGGTGGCAGGACTATCAACAACAGACCAAGCAAAAGCGTTGTGTTGATTTGCATCTCCTGCCCAAGTCAATGGAACATTACATTGCTGTCTAGATCCAGAAGCATCTCCTAGTTGAATGTTAGTAGCACCATTTCTTCTAACAGTTGCTCCATAAGTTGTGCTTGCTTGAGATACAGAATGTGATATACTAACCATCACCAATATTTTACTAGAAGTTGATGTTGGTGTAATAGTTGCTGTTAAACCAGTTATAGCAGTTACTGTTCCATTAGCAACACAAGTGAATGTTGAAGTTAAAATTCCTTGAACAACCTGTATAATACTACCAGTACTATTCAGAATAGGTTTTCCAGCAGTAGTTTGAATTGCGTTGGTTTTAATGGTACTCATTATTCAACACCCTCTGGTTTAGGATACTTTGCTTTCACAGCAAGACACGCATCTATATATGCCTGTATTTGCTCAGTATCTCCTTTTACAATACCATCAAGATATTCTTTAAAATCTGGGTATTCTTTTGCTCTTAGTCTTTGGTATTCAGTGTTTTCCCATTCTTGTTGAAGTCTTGCTACTTCTGCTTCAACTTCTTCTTTTGTTGGCTTCTTCTGACCACCTTCCCATACTGGTTTTTCTAACCACTGAATACCCTCATACTCATCCCCCCTCAAAGTCCACTCTGCTCCTGGTCTCAGAGATTTAAGTGCTCTTGTAATATCCATTATGCCGAAACCTCCATTGCTGTAATTGATGATGACCCTCTCAATTGTGTCGTGTCATTGGTATCAACGAAATTGCGATTAAGAGTTATTGTTCCACCATTCGTAACTCTCCATTGTATTTTATAAGTAGTCGCAGAAGTAGTCGCTGGGGAGTCAAGAAACATACGCATACAAGTAAATAATTGATAATCGTAAGCAGTAGAAACACTTGATTCAATTTCAAATATCCCACTCTCTTGACTTCCTGCCGCACCCTTTCCATATATTACAGTTCCTCCACGAAGCAATCTAAACATATAATTTACACCCAATCCTCCATCACCACCACAAAGAATATCAGGGATGATCAAAACTTTACTAGATGATGAACCTGGAGTAATTGTTACAGATAAAGAACCAGTATCATTAAAAGTTCCACTTGTCGTAGTAGAAACTACATTATCCACAGTTTGAACAACCTGTAAAATACTACCAGTACTATTCAGAATAGGTTTTCCAGCAACTGTCTGAATTGCGTTGGTCTTAATGGTACTCATATCACTTCACATTTCCTCTATTTATTATACCACAGTCCAAGTGGCACCCGAGTCAACTGTAACCGTGATGCCAGAATTCACGGTGATGGGTCCAATACTCATTTCATTATAAGTCGTTGTGACCGTGTAGTTAGATGCGATAGTCGTCGTGTTGCGGAAGAATGGTACTGTCTCAGCATTGAAACCATTATAAGCACTAATCGTTCCACTGGTCTGTAAGTTACCAGTTGATGGATTAATCTGAAATGCTTGTGATGTAGTTCTTACACTTGCGGTTTGATTAGAACCTGCTGCCGCAACAAACACTGGATAGAATGTTGAGTTGGTTGTAACAGCAGTCGCATTAATGGTCGTAGATGGACCAGCAATACCTTGAATACCCTGAGTTCCAGTGGTTCCTTGTGCTCCAGTTGTTCCTTGAGTACCAAAAGAACCTTGAGTACCTTGAGCACCAGTCGCACCTTGAGCACCTGTAGTTCCTTGTGCTCCAGTCGTACCTTGTGTTCCCAAAATACCTTGAATACCTTGAGTCCCCTGAACACCTTGAGTACCTTGAATGCCTTGTGTTCCCAGAATACCTTGAATACCCTGTGTTCCCTGAACTCCTTGAGTACCTTGAATGCCTTGTGTTCCTTGTGTTCCTTGAGTGCCGTTAGTTCCTTGCCTTCCTTGAACACCTTGTGGACCAGCAGAAGCAAAGGTCGTAATATCAACAATCTCACCACCAGAAGCAGCAACACCTAAGACAACAGCAGTTCCACTTGTCGCAGTGTATTCGGCAGGAGTCAGACGAACACCATTGACATAAACATCAATGTCTGTTCCATCGGCATAAGTCGCACTGAATGATGTCTGACCATTCGTAGCAGTATAATTATATTCTGTTCTACTAAAGTTAGTTCCCTGAAGACCTTGAATACCTTGTGTTCCTTGAGTACCTTGAGTACCCTGAACACCTTGAGTACCCTGAGTGCCTTGCGTACCAGTGATTCCTTGAATGCCTTGTATTCCTTGAGCACCTTGAGTTCCCTGAATACCTTGAATGCCTTGAGTACCCTGTGTTCCCTGAACTCCTTGAACACCTTGAGTACCCTGAACACCTTGAGTACCTTGTGTTCCTTTGTCACCAGTTCTTGCGAAAGTAATAATGACATCCTCGTTATTTGAGAATGATGAAGCACTAGCAGTACTGATACCACAAGGAACCGTAAAGTATCCAGTGTTTTCTAAACTTGCTCCAATGATTGCAAAGAGAGCAAAGTCTGATGGATTGGTTCTATTTGAAATCTTAAAGTGACCCTTGATCGTAGAAGTAGAGTCGTCAATGGATCTTAAGTAGTCCTGAATATCAGTTCCATTGTCATCCTGGTCATCAATATAAAGTTCAAAAGCACTGGATACTAAAGCATTGTTTAATTTAAGTCTTCCAATACCAGGGTCTGAACTTGTGGTATTGCTGTCAAAAGTATAGTCAAATGTGGCACCACCAAAGTTTCCTTCTGTTCCTTGAACGCCCTGAACACCTTGTCTACCTTGAATTCCTTGAGTGCCCTGAACTCCTTGAACACCTTGAATACCCTGTGTTCCTTGAGGTCCTTGAACACCTTGAATACCTTGAATGCCTTGAGTACCTTGTGCTCCAGGGTCAGGTATTCTTATCCAGCTGCTTCCGTTCCACTGCCATCTTTTACCATTGGCATTGTAGAGTTGGTTTAAAGACGGACTAGTTGGAAAGTCTAATGCTGCCATTATCTACTTTTTTAGTTATTTATTTGAGTTTCTACAACCCATCCAGTTGTATTATCTGCTTGATATGCTGCCTCATCCCAACGATAATAAGATCCTGCTTCTTTTTGTTCTACAGTCATTTCTGGTTGAGGAATTGGAGAATCCCACATACCAGTTGTGGTATTCAGTGTCCAAGAATCACAACCTTCTGGTTTTGCTGGATGGAAGATATCGTGCTCTGAATTATAATACCAACCAATACCAGGATAGTTAGCACGGAAAGCTGGTTTGCCACTTGGTTCATTCGTTTCAGCATCATAATGAATACCAGCACGACTATTATAAGAACACTGTTTCCAGTTCTCGTGCCCGTGATGTTTTACAAGGTGCTCTACACCAATCTCTTCTTTTTCAATGCCGCCACGAGTCATAGCATCAACAGTATCCATTGCTAAAACAGCAAGAACAATATTGTCAATTCCTATTTTTGCGAAATGTGCCATCTTTATAACTACGGTTGTGGTCCTTCTGGTTTAGGATGAGTTGTTTTAACTGCCTCAATCGCAGTCATCCATGTTCCATTATTTAGGTTTCCTGCCTTTAAATCGTGATAGAGCATATCCAATTGATCCTTTACACTTGGATAGTCTTTTTCACGATTTCTTTCGTAGAGATAATAATTATAAATCTCTACTTCTCTTACAACTTCTTCTTGGATTTCTTCCCAGGTCGGTGGTTCCCTTCCTTCATCATCTTCCCACCCAACAAAAGTGGTATTTGATAAATCCCAACGGGCACCAGGACGAAGAGTATTAATTGCGGTATCTACACCAGGAACAGGGTATTGGATACCCTTAAACTTTCTATAAGCCATAAAGTATCAAATAAGTGATATACAGGAGTATTTATTCTGTAAAATCAGCAAATATAGTTGCGACTAAAATTATTCTTCTATCTCTCAATGGTCTTTTTAAATAATGTGCATTTTTACCAAATAAAATAGCGTCATCTTCTTTAGGAATATATTCATAATTATTTACAACGGTACTGCCACCAGAACTTGTAAGGTACACAATAATATTTTTATGTGGAAATCTATGGTCAACATGAGGAATAGAGCACTGTGGACCTAGATTTGAATGGATACAATTTGCGTTCATTCTGAGATAAAAATAATCACTATGAAAATCATTATATTTTAAAATTTCTTCAAAGACTTCATGAACCAAATCAAAATATTGTGATTTTATAGATGATGTTTTTTTACCATACTTTGCTGGACCATCAGGTCGGTCAAGAAAAGTATGCCCATAAAAAGACAAATTTGAGTATTTCTCCGATTCTAAGTAGTCCTCATCTCCACATAAAGTTGATACGTCGTGATAATACCAACCAAATTCATCGGACAAAATGATATTTTTTAAAAGTTTATAATTATCAGTTTTTGGATTAATTAAAGATAAAATCATAATTAAAATAGAATAATAAATTTATTATGTTATGTATGGATAAGATATAATTACTATACCAGACCCTCCAGACCCGCCAGATCCACCTTCACCCGATCCTCCGCCGCCACCGCCAGTATTTACTGTACCATTTCCTCCGGATCCATTTCCATTAACACCAGTTCCACCACCACCTAAACTGGGAGCTGGACCATTATTACCGCCACCGCCGCCGCCGGCGTAACCAGAACCATTGTATAATATACCAACTCCACCCGCTCCAGGAGCGGGATTACCAGGACCTCCGGCGCCGCCGCCGCCGCCAGAGCTCCATGCGTCACCAGATCCATTTCCTCCAGGAAATCCTTGACCTACAATTCCAGATCCCCCAGATCCAGAATAATGTCCTCCTCCACCACCAGATCCACCAGGTCCGCCATTAGCACCGCTGCTGAAGTTGCCACCACCTCTACCACCACCGGTGCTAGTTATAGGTCCAAATGATGAAGGGCTTCCATTACTTTGTTGTCCGCCGCCGGCGCCGATGGTAATGGGTTGTGGTGATGATATAGAAAGAGATCCCATGAGAGCACCTCCGGCGCCTCCGCCAGCTCCCCTATTTTGTCCTCCGCCGCCACCTCCAGCAACAACAAGATAATTAACGTTAGCCAGTCCAGAAGATAATGTAAAAGTTCCAGGAGAAGTAAAATAGTGATATCTAGAACCACCTGACGTTGTTACTGTTCCCCCACTCGCAGAAATTAAACCTAAAGTTGTAGCCCAAACAGTTCCGTTATAAACTTCTACTCTCTGATTAGTGCTGTTATAAATTATAGTTCCAGTAGCAACACCAGTCAAAGCATCTCTTTGAGTAGTCGTAAAAGTTCCTAATCCAAAACGATGTTGGTCTCCAACTTGAATAACATTTGTTGAATCATTAAACGTAAACCCAGCATCACCAGACGTTACATTAGATCCATTCTTATAAACAACTTGGTTTGCCGTTCCACCAACAGTGGCACCAGAAGCACCTTGAGCTCCAGTTGTTCCCTGAGTTCCAGTAGCACCTTGAGTACCTGTGGTTCCCTGAGAACCAGTGGCACCTTGAGCTCCAGTTGTTCCCTGAGTTCCAGTAGCACCTTGAGTACCTGTGGTTCCCTGAGAACCAGTGGCACCCTGAACTCCTTGTCCCCCCTGAATACCTTGAACTCCCGTCGTACCCTGCACCCCAGTTGTTCCTTGAGTACCACCAGTTCCTTGTGTACCAGTAGCACCCTGAATACCAGCAGAAGAACCACCCCAAGTACCATCAGCACGAATTGCTTGGACAGCACCAACAAACAATCCGCCAGAAGTAATTCTAACAGTTGTAGCGATACCTACGTTCCTAGTGGTATCATCTACGTTAACAAAAGAACCAAATTGCGACAGTTCTCTATTATTAGCCATCCGCCATCAAATAGTTTTAGTTATTTATTCAGTATCAAAAAAGAACATATGAAACAGTCTTGAATCATACTTATCATAACCAAAATATTTAGAAGCAGTGTGAGGGCACTTGGCATCCCATATCACCAGACGATTGAACACATTCGCAACAACATCAATGTGGTCCCAAGGTGTCGGGTCTAAATGCTGCTTCTCCCAGATGACATCAGATCCTTCTGTATTCACATGACGAATACCAGTCTTCTTATGAGCAAGCAAGGAAGTGCCACACTCATAAGGAGCACCTGGTGTGAGATAGACAGTCGCAGCCCAGGTCTGAGCATCAGCGTGATAGACCAGAGCATCTTCACAGGTACAATGCTGAAAGCGTCCACACATACCGTGAGTCTCCATCCAGTGAGACACTTTCATTCCCATAATATTCTCAAATGCTTCTTTGGTTCCAGGAATCTCAAACTGATCTTCAGTTCTTCTACCACGATGATAGTCACTGAAATTAAAGTCTTGAGTTAGAGCAAACTCACGAACCGCCATTGGGTCTTGATAGAAATTATCAATGACCCAAAGTGTTGGGCTTGGTTGCGAATTAATCGTTTGATTGTCTAGTGTATATCTCACGGTTCTACAGCGTTTTCACAAAAACGGCAAAGTTCAAAGCACTGATTATTCTCAGGAACAATGTCCCCATAATCTTGCTCATAAAGATTTCCAAGAATATGCTTCAGACCATAATCCATACAACACAGAGAGACATCTCCGTTGGGTAGCATTACATTATGATACATCTTCTCAAGACAACCACAGGTCATTTGTTTTTCTCCGTGATTGGCAATCTTCCATTCTGCTTTTCTTTCAAGCAGTTCAGGTTTCATAATCATCTCACCGACAAGATTACCTGCTCTTGACCACATATCATAAACAGGAGCAGTTGGAAACACGTGACGTACATCTTCGTGAACCGTACCCATACACATTGTGGTGAAGTTATGAATCTGATTTTGAATCTTACCAATGTGCTCAATCACTTCAATATAACGCTTGGTGATTGGGTGCTTTGCTTTACGCTCTTGGTCTGGAAGATGTAGTGTAAAACAACCATTTGGATTTCCAGCAAAAGGAATGTGTTTGATTCTTTCAATGTCTTCAATACTCATACCAATTCCAGTCGTAAAGATTGAGATTGGATGACCTTTTTCGTGAGCATAAAGAACCATATCCGTACATTGCTTATTCAACCAAGGCTCAGTGAATCCAGCAAAGGTCACTCTGACCTCTTGTGGGAGTTTATCTACTGCCTTCTTGAAGTTATCAAGAGTCATAAAACGCTCGCCCTTGTAGGACTTCTGAAGCGTTCTCTGTGGGCAGAAGACGCAATCAACTACACAACCATTTTGAGTATCAATGGATGTGGTAAATTCCATTGTAGGTGCGGTAGAGTTTCTCCAACGATCCTTTCCACCAAAACGATTATCAATATAAAGATTGATAGTCGTATAGTAATCTAAGAACCAAGCACCATTATCAGTACCATAAAGATGCTGCTTGATATTCACATAATCAGCAGAGTAAATCTCATAGTTTTGAAGTGCTTTTAGATAAGTGTCTCTGAAATGACGAAACTTTTCTTTGAGTTCTGGTGTGCCCAAATGAAACTCACCAGCAATCTTCTTCACATTATTCTTGACCCAAGAAAGATTCTCATCATTGAACATATCATACTCACCACCTTCACAGTCAGTCTTTAGAAAATCAATCTGTGAGATATTATTTTCTTTCACAAAGGTACTGAACTTAACTGAAGGAGCAGTCTGAAGATTCTCATGCTCACAAGTTTCAAGTAGAGTCTCATTGAACAAACCAGCAGTCTCATATTCACCATCAACTGAACCGATGGCTTTGTTCACACAGACTACATTATCATCAGATACATTTTCCACCAGAGTTTGATAAAGTTCTGAGTGTGGTTCAAAGCAATAGATTTTACCTGGTTTCTGATCCTTAATGTAATGTGTAAAGGGACCAGCACTTGCTCCCACATCAAAGACAATATCTCCTTCTTCTACCTTGAAGAACTTCTGATAGACATTATCAATGAAGACTTCTTTCTCTACGGTCTTGCGGAACCATTCATTCTCTGCGGCAATACCCCAATCAAAGTCACGATACTTCTTAGGCAGATAAACATTATGAAGACCCTTTGAAGTCTCAGTCAGTCGTTGAAGATTGTTTTCAACTGCCTGCTTGTGAATCTCATCCAGTTCATAATTCTCTAGCAAATCTTCAAGCAGGTTACGACTTTCGTGGCACAGACCAACCCACCAAGAAGACACTGCCTTCTCAAATAGAATTCCATAGAAACCAGGATACTCTACATTCAGAATCAGTGGTTCTGGGTTTTGTTCTGCTACCTTTTCACCAATTGAAGCGATCAAATAGGCATCGTGATAGTTCTCTTCTCTCTCATAAAAACGACTCAGCAGGAAGTATCCTTCTGGACGCTTTGGTTGAATCGCAAGAGCGTGTTGAAAGAGTCCCTTAACTGTAGTGTTTCGGCATCCTTGTACACTGAAGCAAAGTCCAGCACGAAGAATACACTGATACTTAATTAAATCTGATTGAGATCTTTCTGCGGTTCTCAAATAATAAGAAACAGCAGAAGCAGACTGACCAAGATTGTCATAATAAGTTCCAAGATAAAAGTTATTTTCTGGACTCTCTGGATCTTGAATAAACTTATGAAGCAAATTTTGTAGGTTATAATCAATCATTCAGAAATTCCTCTAGTACACTATCATCAAATTTAAGCAGATAAGCGGCGTTATCTTGAAACCCGAACGTAGCCAACATACTACCATTATGTATTGCCAGTCCAACACAGAACTCCACATGACCACCCATAATAAAAAACTTCTTAGACCACTTTTGTAGTCTGAACTTTTTATCCCAGAACAGAACTCGGTGATAATACACTGCGTCCTTACGACCGACTTCACTGTTAAACAAATCTACTTCGTGAGTGATCGCAACATACCCATCCTTCCAGGGAATGACTTGTGATCCTCCTCTTGGATATCCGTCTATTGGATTCTTCTTATCTGTAAAGATTTGTTCTGAGGTTCCAGTATTTGGATTAATCTTCACCACTTCAGTCGGATTACTCCACTTAATATAATGATATGGTTTATCCAGGATCGGCATCCAATTCTTTTCACAATAGGAATTAGGATCCAGTGGTGGTTGAATTCTTAATTGGGAGACTTGCTTTACAGTATTAGAATCTACAACAATCTCACACAACTCCATACGACCAGTGCCTACAGTGTCCTCATCTCTACGAACACCCGACAGATAAAGTTTACCATCCCAACGAAAAATACGAGCATCCTCTAGACCCACAAAGTCCCAGAGTTCTTTATCAGGAAATGCAGAAGTATCTACCTGACAATACCGTTTAATCTCATAGGCATCATTGAGTTCCAGATAATAGTTCCAGGTTCTTAGGTGAATATCATTCTCTGGATGAACATACGTCAGAGGACCATATGGATGCTGAAATAACTTCTCTTCCGAATGATAGAAAGTATAGTTAACCTGACGGAGATTAACTAGTACCTTTCCATTATCAATGAGAATGGATGGATTCATCAGTCCAAGTCCACCCGTGAACTTTGGATCAATAATTAATGGATGTATTGAACCACCTTTATCAAAGGCGACTTGTGCGAATGTTTTCATTTAACTAACATATCCCAAGATGTAATAACTCTCTCTTTATTAGAAGAATTGGATTGAGCGTAATGTAAAAGAACGCTTGGAACAATATACATTATACCTTCTTTAGCGTCTGGAGCAAATGCCAGTTGTGTTGTATCACTTACTGGATCGTTCCAGGGACCAACAAAAACCGTTGGTTTATGAACCTTTTCATCATACTCAACATATAGTATACCACTATATCCATAAGAACGATGATTATGAACGGTCTGATAGTCTTCTTTCTTATATTTGATAGTCCAGATGTCGGTGATTTGATACTCTGAAACACCAGACTCTTCACAGAACTTTTTTAGTTCCTCATTGAAGAGCATATCAAAGTCCAGAGCATAACTTCTACCGTCCTTCTGGCGGTCTGTGTAAAAGTGTTGAAGACCCTTTTTCTCAAAGTTTTTTCTTTCAATCTTCTTATACAGTGCCGCCTTTTTTCTGGACCAGTCTTCTACCTCATAACGGTAGATAGGTACGAAGAATAGGGGATGTATCATTCAGCGAACTGCGTCAAAACTACAATGTACGAATGGACCATTGGCATCAACATAATGAAGGAACACCTGATGGTGTGTTTGTACTATTTCTTTACCTCTGATCTTTGCGACTTTCTTTTTCCACCAGGGAACTTCATCGGGCATTGCGTCTCTCCAATGTTCTCGTTCACACCCCTTATAAACCGCAGCATCACCATTATTCATTAATACATAAGACTCGCTACCATCAGGACGCTCAAACCAAATGGGCCAAGGATTTTTAAGTGTAGTGCTAATTTGTAATGTTACACTCACTTCACAAGCAGGACGATCGCTATGCCTTTTTAAGACTTGTCCTGGACTATAAAATCTGTCGTAAAAATAAGTTGGATGTAAGTCCATACCAAGACGCTTTTCAATTTCCTTCTTTACAAGAAAATGAAGTTCCCGATAGATGGGAATATTATATCTTGCTAACGAACCTGGAACTTGTTTTTCATCGGGACAATAATCATACTTATCCATTCTATTGTTGTAGTATGTGTATTGTCCAGACTCATTTGGTCTTGGAACATACAGATTTTCAGGGTCGGCAATGAGATTTGGAATGAATAAGTATCCATTCTTCTCAAAGGACTCATTCTTGGACATCTTACGGGTCGGCATCGCACAACGCTGATACCCTTCCTCATAGACACCGCCTGTGGACTTATATTCTTTACTCATAACTCACCTCCAAATTATTTGAACCTGGGACCAACTATCCAACCTACAAGACTCTTACGCATACCAGACTTGACTTTACGGACTCGGTGAGGAGTGCGTGAGTCAAACATAATCAAAGTGCCTCTCTGCTTGGGAGCAAAATAAGTCTTGCGACTATTATCCATAAACTGAACTTCACCACCAGTGTAGTCTTCTGGGTCTGATAGTTGAAGTGAGAAGGAAAGTTTTCTTACATACTCACCCTGAACCGTCATCAGATCTTGGGCAATGTTTGTGCCTGAACTGACAATTTGTTGGGGTTTATAAGCAGTATCAATACCAGCATCAATGTGCCAGTCATAAAACTGTCCAGCACCATATTGAGTATATTGAATACTTTCGCCGTCAATAGCAGTCAGATCATACAGAAAGTTTTCTCTGTTGGTTCTCTGAATATAATGCCAGATGAAACCACCGACCCAGTGAGAAGTTGGAATCCAAGCATTCTTGCTATCACGGATGACCTTATCTACTGCGTCTCCGTGAAGTCTGGACTCTTGTGCGATGGGATCAAACTTCTTGATATCTTCTTCAAGAATTTCTACAATATCTTTGGGTAAATCAGTCGTGTACCACGTCGTAAGAAATGACATAAAGGAATAATGTTTTCATCACATTATATATCAAAGTATCAGATACGTCAATAAGAACCTAGTTAAGAGAAGATTAATTCTTATTCTCTCGCTTCTAATCCCAACAAGTTCTCTTCGGTATCTAATTTTATTTCAATATTAACCTATTAATTAATTAAAATGTCTATTGAAGAATCTCCACTTCCAATTTTTCCTTCTGGAAAAAAATTGAACGCTAAAGAGTATCTAGTGACATCCGAATCATTCACAGTAACACCATGATAAAGGTAACTCGGAAAAAATATAAGTTTATTTTTTTCTGGTTGTATTGTCCAAGAGTTAGAATTATACAAGTTCCATTCTGATGGTTCTCCCAGTAAAATTTGTCTGGGAATAATACCAGTGTTTTCAAATTTCAAATTTCCACCTCCTATATTATCAAAATAAAGAATTCCACTAAAAGCAGAATTATTGTGATTGTGAAATTGTGAAAATCCCCCCTTTTCAGTTTTTGTTGCCCAAGAAGTTGTGATCTTAAAATTAAGATCATCAAATTTTAATAACGTTTTTATATAAAAATAAAAATATTTTAAAATGATTTCTTTTTCGGTAGGAAATTTATCAAGTATTTGTAAACTATTTGTGCTATATGATTTAATGGATCCTGCAGATTTAGTTTTAACAAATTCACAATCTTTTTTAATCGCTAATAAGGGAGACAAATCTTCTACTAAACTAAAAATAGATATTGGAGAAGAAAACAAGGGTAAAAGTTCACATGTTGTGTCATTCATTTTAAATTTAAAATACAAGTTAAAAGTTTTATTGGTTTTATTTTTTATAATATATTACAACAGTTAAGAATAATAGTCAAGTTAAAATTATTCTTCTATTTTTTCTTCTATCCAATTTTTCATTTCTTCATTCCATACATATTTTTTACCATCAGTTGGATATTTTATTGGAGCTTCCCACAACCAAGTCGTTGTACTTAATACCCAACTAGGATATGGAGAATTAGGATAAAAAACATCATTGATTGGATCATAATTGTATCCTTTAGCAGCGTAATTTCCTCTCAATGGACTATTTCCTGATGGTGTATTACTATCGGGAAGATAATGTACGTTACCACGAGTATTATAACTGGTTTTTATCCATTGTCCAGGACTAGAATCTATAAATGTTTCAAAAAAGTCTTCTTCTGCAACAATAACCTCTACTACTTTATTATTTTCAACTTTAGCGTAGTGACTCATTTTTTTCTCCTTGTTTAAAATATTTCAAAACTTCAGAAATAGTTTTTTGTCTCAAATATTCATCGTGTATTTCATATGATGTTGGAGGATCAATAAAACTTTGTGTAATATCAGACCATTGATTATTTGCCCAGTCAATAATTTTAAATTCACCATTACTAACCTCTAAAGAATATAAACAATTTGGCCTTAAAGATTGCATTACAGTATCTATGCCCCAAATAAATTCACCATCAATTGTAAAATTTTTAATAATATCTTCAGTTGTCATAGTCATGCTGTATATGATCCTGATGTTGTATATCTTAAAATTGTTCTAGTGCCAGAAGTTGTAACTGTAGGAGTTCCTGTTGTTGTACCCGTATAAAATTCAGTTGGTATTGAAAGAATAACAACGCCAGATCCACCAGTTCCAGCTCCACCACCTCCCCCACCAGTATTTGCTGTAGCCGAAACACCACATCCTCCACCTCCTCCAGATCCACCTGTACCAGTACCTGTTGGATAATTATATGCACATGCGCCGCCGCCGCCGCCATAATATACAGAAGATCCTGTTATTGAAGAAAGAAGACCTATTCCCCCAGCCCCAGATCCACTTCCAGACGCATTTCCTCCTGATGCTGCAGCACCTCCTCCTCCGCCGCCAGCATTACCACCAGCAACATAACCAGATCCACCAGGATTTCCTTGACCAGATGTTCCAGATCCAGCTCCTCCAGTTCCATTTGAACCTCCCCCAGATCCTCCTGAAGTTCCACCACTACCACTATTATAAGATTGATTACTGCCACCGCCGCCGCCACCTAGTGCGACAGATACTCCGGTTAAAGTACTATTTCCACCTGTAGATCCAGGTGAATACCCACCTCCTCCAGAAGCTCCCCCACCACCAACAGTAATTGAATATACTTGTCCACTAGTTAATGTCATTGATCCAGTAATCACTCCACCTGCGCCGCCGCCGCCGCCAGAGTTATATCCACCACCACCACCGCCAGCAACAACTATATAATTTGCGGTATTGAGTAGTGGTTGCATTGAAACCCAACTCGTACCAGTATAAACCTGTAAAGATGAAGTAGTTGTATTATAAATTACAGTTCCAGTAGCAACACTACTCAAAGCATCCCTTTGTGCTGTAGTAAAGTCACCCAATCCTAATCTATGTTGATTACCAATTTGAATAACATTCGTTGAATCATTAAAAGTAAATCCAGCATCACCAGAAGTTACATTAGATCCATTCTTATAAACAACTTGGTTCGCTGTGCCACCAACAGTGGCACCAGAAGCACCTTGTGCTCCAGTTCCTCCGGCAGTTCCTTGAGAACCAGTGGCACCTTGAATTCCAGTAGTGCCTTGTGTTCCTGTAGTTCCTTGAGCGCCTGTTGTTCCTTGTATGCCTTGTCTTCCCTGAATTCCTTGAATTCCTTGAACTCCTTGTGTACCAGTAGTTCCCTGAGCACCGGTGATTCCCTGAGCACCGGTGATTCCTTGTGTACCTGTAGCACCTTGTGCTCCAGTTGTACCTTGAGTTCCTGTTGCTCCTTGAGTACCTAAAGTTCCATTGAATCCTTGAGCACCGGTGACACCCTGAACTCCTTGCGTTCCCTGAGTACCAAAAGTTCCTTGTGTACCTTGAATACCCTGGACACCTTGTGTACCCTGAATACCCTGGACACCTTGCGTTCCCTGAACCCCTTGTCTCCCCTGAATACCTTGTACACCCTGTAAAGCAGCAGTCGCAATGGGAATCCAACTGACTCCAATACCAGTTGAAATTAGAACTGAAGAACCAGTACCTACATTATTATAAGTATCATACAGAGCCCCAATCAACTTAAGTGCTGGAATTGTTGAAATACCAGTATGGTCAGTGACTGTTAAACTTTTTGCCTCAACACCACTGGAATGAATTCTGGTAGATCCTACCTGATACTCTGTGGCCGTAATTGTGACCGCAGTTCCTACATTTATCCCGTTCTTAACTCTAAAATTCTGTTCCGGCACAGGTTCACTATCCCCCGTTGGTTTTTAGGTATTTATCAAACTTTAATCGCATTAAATGTAACCTTAAAGGTTGTAGCAGAAGCACTTGATGGTGTAGCAAGCAATCTGATCTTGCCACCTGATACATCTACATCATAAGTTGAGACTCCAACATTATTAAAGATTGATCCATACTCCGTATGATAAGCAGTGGATCCATCATGAATAGCAAGAAGCTTCTTAGTATGGAAGTTAGTTCCCTGAGTTGCCTGGATTGTGTACTCTACAGAACGATAAGTCGCTATTGCCAGAGCGGAGTGAATACCAACCGGAGAAGTGGATGATGTTGTAAATATCGTGGTTCCATAAGATACATTACCATCAATAGAGAGTTGACCGTTGACTTGCAACTTCTCTGTTGGATTTGTGGTTCCTACTCCAACATTACCCAGAGTATGAATTCCAGCAGAAGTTCCTACCCAGAAGTTGATATAAGCACCAGAGTTTGCGTCAACCCATTGATTTGAATCTCCATCATCATAATAAACTTTCAGAACACCAGATGTACTGTCCCACCAAAGAGTACCAGAAGATGTGACACCATATCCAGCAGGTGAAGACTCACTGACGATTGCCAGTGCTTGTGATCCACCGTTCGCATCAATCCACTGTTGTGAATCTCCATCATTATAATAGATCTTAAGGTCTCCATTGTTACTGTCCCACCATAGACTTCCAGCGGATGTTGAAATTCCTGGAGGTGTAGTAGAGATTGAAATGTTTGCTCCACCACCACTGATATTACCAAAGTCAACAATGATGGTGCTTCCATATCCAGTGACACTTAATCCAGTTCCAACAAAGTTAATATCAGTGAATCCAACACCAATTCTTGCCTCTGGTGTGATGAGACCTGACTGAGGATTTGTGGCAGTGGATCCAATACCAATACCAGCAGTGAAGAGTTGTCCATTCTGATACAGATTTCCTTTAAAGAACAGATCATCACCAACATAAAGATCACCACCTGTTGTTGTGATACCACCAGCAGAAGCAAGAGTTGTAATACCAGTGACTGATAATCCGCCACCGACAATAACATCACTACGAGCAGTAACAACTCCAATTGAATCAACGTTGACTACATCCTCATAAGTCAGAGTACCACCGATGCTTACATTGCCGCTGAATGTCGCAGAGGTTGCGGTAAGGAATCCAGAAATATTGACATTATCTAGTTCTGTATGACCAGTAACATCAAGACCACCATTAGAATCAATGAGTCCAGTGAATGTAGAAACACCAGATACATTCAGATTGTCTAACTCAGTATGACCAGTAACATCAAGTCCACTACCAGCACTAATAAATCCATTAAACGTTGAAACACCAGAAACTAAGAGACTTGTAGCAGTCGCAAATCCAAGAGAAGCATTAGAGGCGCTGACAGTTCCAAAAGTTGGAGTGCTGGACAGTGTGATTGTCGCAATGTTTCCACCAGCAAATCCAGTGACTACAATGTTTGATGTTGGAGTGCTTTGGAAATCTAGAGTTGTAATGCTTCCAGAAGTTCCAACTACAGAACCATTATCTCTAACTTCAATACCATCAAGAGTACCAGCACCAGCAGCAGTAACAGGTTGCCAACTCCATCCACCAGTACCATCAGCAACGACAACCTGATTTATGAGACCAGCGGAGTTATTGAGGTTATCATAGATGCCGCCACGAACACGAAGATCACCTAAAATGTCTAGATCATATGCTGGATTTGTGGTGCCGATGCCAACATTTGAGAATGTATGAATTCCAGCACTTGTCTTAACCCAGTTAGAAGCAATGAACTCCTGTCCATTTTGGAAGAGAAGACCATTAAAGTTAATATCACCATTAACATCTAATAGTCTGGATGGATTAGCAGAATTGATTCCAACTCTTCCAGAATCGGTTGTGTTGATAACGGTTCCACCAATTCCAACATTCAGTCTTACTGTTGTTGTGATTCCAGAAACATAAAGTTGTGTAGCAGTGACAATACCAAGAGTCGTGATGCCACTTGAATTAATATTTGTCAGTGTGGCAGCAGTGCTTGTAAGGTTGGTAACGATTCCAGTGTTTACAAATCCATTCGTAGCCGTCAGATTTGTAAAGTTACCATTGATATAGAAGAGATTCGTACCAGAGATTGTGGTAACAACACCTGTTACAATGTTGCCAGTTCCAAGATTGCCAGTTGTATAGGTTAAGTTAGATCCAGAGATTGTGGTAACAACACCTGTTACAATGTTGCCCGTTCCAAAATTACCAGTCGTATAAGTTACATTTGTTCCATTAAGTGTTGTAATTGTACCAACACCAGCGTTCACTTGACCATTGAATGTTGTGGCAGTAACAACACCAGCAACATTAAGATTCGTTAGAGTTCCAACAGAAGTCAGTGAAGAGTTGACAACTGTTGGTCCTAGCGTGGTTCTGTTCAGTACAGAATCAGTTCCAGTCTTAAAGTCTCCACCAGTAGTAACACCAAGACCGATTGAAGACTCTAGAGTATTCGCACTATTATTATAAGTAAAGGTCTTGACAATATTTGCCGAACCAATTCCAATACCAGCACCATCAAGAAGTAAATTAGTTCCTACAGTTGTGGCAATACCGACTCTATAATCGGCAAGTTCAATCGTTGTGGAGTTGACAACAAACTGTGTACCATCTACATAGAAGTCACCTTTGATTCTGACTGCTCCAGTATTATCACCAACTCCAGCAGGATCAATAACAATACTTGAGGGACCAGTAATTGTATTGTTGCTGATATTGATTCCAACTCCAGAATCACCAGTTGAGAAGTTCTGAGCATAAACAGTGCCAGTGACTGTAACACCAGTTCCAAGAGTTTCAAACTTTTTAGCATTATCATAGTAGAGACTTACTGCTCCGTCACCAACAAAACTAGCGAAGGTTTCTGTTCCAGCAGCATTCTCAAAGAAGTGTTGACCAGATCTGTAGAAGAGAATACCAGTGTCATTATCAATATATGCTGCTCCACCATCGTGGAAGATACGCATATCATCATCAGTTCCAAAGTAAGCAATGTCTCCATCACCAAGATGAATGTCACTTTGGAATGTTGATACACCAGATACAACCAGACGAGTCGCATTTAGATTGGTAATATTTGCCGTCGTATTCTGAATCGTGGTGATCGTAGCGACACCAGTTACATTCAGTTGTGGTGTTTGTAGCGTGTTGTAAACAGTAACGCCATATCCAGTGGTCTCAAATTTTTTGATGTTGTCGTAATAAAGTTCTGCTGAACCATCTCTGTTAAAGTAAGCAGCAGTTTCTGTATCATTAACTCTTATGGCAACATCATCCCAGTTTGATATACTTAATAGTCCCTGATTATTTGTATATCCAATTCCAGCAGTAAATGCACCATCAACGACTCTGTATAGTGTGGTCGGACCGAAAGCATTA